ATGAGCGAGCATCAGGGCGCAGGTACAGAGCGTGACTTCACGAACTATCTCATTCGTGCTGCTAACTTGACAGTACAGGAGATGGCTATTCGGGACTCTTTTGTTCGCGAATACGTGTTTGACTATAACGGAACTGCTGCTGCACTGCGCTCTGGCTTTAATAGTGTCCTGGCGGTGGAGTACGCACAGAAGTTTCTTCAGGACCCTTATGTTCAATGGAAAGTTCGTGAGCATGAGGAGTCCTTAGCTAAGAATGTGGTTGTGGATGAAGACGCTCTTGCCAAACTGGAGCGTCAACGTCTTATCGAAGGTCTCAAACGCGAAGCGAACTATAAAGGTCCTGGTGCGTCTGCCGCTGCACGGGTAGCAGCACACAAAGCTTTAATCGAGCTGTACGGCTTTAACGCGCCTAAGAACACCAATGTTAACCACACTGTCGGGCAGGGTGTTATGGTTGTGCCTGCTGTCGCTACGGTGGAGAACTGGGAACAAGCAGCAGCGGAGACTCAGCGCCAACTGGCAGAGGACACAAATGACAACAGTTGAGCCTATTAACATTGTTTGGAAACCCCATCCAGGATCACAAACACTTTCTCTGAGTTGCCCATCTAAAGAAATTCTATATCACGGAACACGTGGACCGGGTAAAACCGATGCGCAGCTTATGAGGTTCAGAAAGAATGTCGGCGTCGGTTTTGGTAAGTTCTGGCGCGGCATAATCTTTGACCGGGAATACCCAAACCTCGATGACTTAGTTGCTAAATCCCAACGCTGGTTTCCTGAGTTTGGTGACGGTGCAAGATTCCTTAGTTCCAAGTCCGATTACAAATGGGTATGGCCTACGGGAGAAGAACTTCTCTTCCGTGCTGTAAAGCGTCCCCGCGATTACTGGAAATACCACGGGCACGAATACCCATTTATTGGATGGAACGAATTAACTAAGTTCCCAGATGGAACTTTGTACGAATCTATGATGTCCTGTAATCGTTCATCCTTCCTGCCAGAAGAGCACCCATTAATTATAGACGGTGACATATACGATAGGACAGGTCGAGTTGTTTTGGTCGACAAGAAACACCGCAACGCTGTTAAATACTTTTTACCGGAAATGCCCCTGGAGGTGTTTGCAACCAGCAACCCATTCGGGCCGGGACATAACTGGGTCAAAAAGTATTTTATAGACGCTTGTCCTATGGGCAAAATTCAAAAAACCGAAATCGAGATCTTCAACCCAAGGACGCAGAAGAAGGACACTGTGGTTACTACCAGATGTCATATCTTTGGCTCCTACAGGGAGAACAAGAATCTTAGCCCTGAGTATATCGCTGGGTTGTTTTCAATCACGGATCCTAATAAAAGGGACGCGTGGTTGAAAGGTAGTTGGGATATTACTTCGGGCGGTATGTTCGACGATCTTTGGAGTTCCCTGATTCATAAAATACCAAGATTCGATATTCCGTCGAGCTGGGTTATTCAACGATCCTTTGACTGGGGTAGTAGTAAACCTTTCTCCGTTGGCTGGTGGGCTAAGAGCGATGGTAGTGACGTCATTCTTGCTAATGGGCGACGTATGAGCACAATTAAAGGTGACCTTTTCCGCATTGGTGAGTGGTACGGTACAACCGGTAAGGCGAACGAGGGGCTCCGCTTACTCGACACGCAGATCAGTGCTGGTATTATTCAGCGGGAACTTACTAAGGGCATGTACGGCCGCGTTAAGCCTGGACCAGCGGATAACAGCATATGGGACGTTTCCAACGGGAACTCCACCGCTGCACGAATGGCCGCTCCAGTTAAAATCAACGGTAAACAGTATCCTGGTGTGGAATGGCGCAAAAGTGACAAATCAGCTGGATCACGCAAGAACGGCTGGAAAAGGCTGCGCGAATTCCTGTATAATTCAATCCCGGATCGAGTCACTGGTAAGCGCGAGAAACCGGGTATATTTGTTTTTGATGACTGCAAACACTTTTTAGATTTATTTCCCAGCCTGCCACGCGACGAAGACGATCTCGACGACGTAGATACAGAGGTTGAGGATCACATCGGCGACGAAACACGTTACATCGCTTTGGACCAGCTTATGGGCGCTGGTGTCGGTCGCACAACTGGTACATAAAGGAGTCTACAATGACTGCTGTGAATCAACATCCGTCATATGCACGTTGGCTTGATGAGTGGGACAAGCTTGACGACTGCTATGACGGTGAAACAAAAGTCAAGAGCCTGGGAACAAAATACCTTCCGGCAACTTCAGGAATGTATATCGACGGAATGACACCTCCGGAAGGCCTGGGTTGGAAGCAGTATGACGCATACCGTCTACGGGCTGTGTTCCCGGATGAGTTCAGCGAAGCTATGAAGAACTATCTAGGCTTGCTGCACCAAAAACCTCCTGTCATTACTGTCCCTGAAGGTATGAAAGGTATGCTGTCGCGTGCCACTTCTCAGGGTGAGAACATGGAAGCTTTGTTGCGCCGCATTAACGAGTACCAGTTACTGCACGGGCGTCTTGGTGTACTGCTGGACTTTCCTGTGTCGGCGGACGCAACGGCGTTACCTTACGTAGCTGTGTATAATGCTAAGTCAATCCCAAACTGGGACGACGGTGAAATCGACATGGGTAAGGCAAGCCTTAACCTTGTGGTGCTGGATGAAAGTGGTCCGCGCCGCGACGGTCGCTTCTCGTGGAAGCAGGTTGAGCAATACCGGGTATTAGTTTTAGGCGACCTTGAATCTAACGAAGCCGAGAGTGACACAATGGGCCGACCCGGTTCCCCTGTCTACCAGTTCGGTGTGTTCGCAAGTGAGAACTTTGATGACCCGAACGGTTACTCTACTCCGACCTACCGTGGGATCCCTGCAAACTTTATTCCGTTCGAGTTTATCAACACGACGGATATTACAAGTGAACCTGATACACCACCTTTGCTGGGCCTTGCGAATACCTGTCTAACTATCTACCGGGGCGAAGCCGACTACCGCCAAACGTTATTCCTCCAGGGCCAGGAAACACTTGTGGTTAAGGGGGGTGTAACCACAGAGGGTGAAGAATCTGTCCGTCGTGTCGGTGCAGGTGCTGTCATCAATGTCTCCGATGCTGGGGATGCTAAGTATATCGGTGTCAGCGCGAAGGGTTTGAGCGAGATGCGTAGCGCACTGGAAAACGACCGCAAAGAAGCGACGTTGAAAAGTGGGCAAATGATTGGTACAGCACAGAGCTCACAAGAGTCTGGTGAAGCAATGAAGACTCGTATTGCAGCGCGTACTGCTAGCCTTGTGCGAATCGCTTATACTGGAGCAATTGGTCTTGAGAGTTTGCTTAAGAAGTGCGCTGTGTGGATGGGTCTTAATCCTGACGAGGTGAGTGTAAAACCCAACCTCGAGTTCGCTAAGAATGTGTTCAGCGGTCAGAACCTCGTGCAGATTATGACGGGTCGAAATTTGGGTGCTCCACTGTCTTTAGAATCTATTCATGCATGGGCTGTAGATCAGGGCTTTACTACGCTCACGTTTGAAGAAGAAATGAAGATGTATGCGGAGAATATGAAAAAGTGGCCTGTGCCTGGCACACAGACCGCTGACCTTAACACGGCGCAACAGGGTGCATTAAACAACGACGCTCCCCCACAGCAGCCCCAGGGCTCTACACAGTAGTAATATCAAGGTATATTAAAAATGCGCCAGGACGGCCTGGTGCATAACTTAACTCACACGGGTGGGAAAATGAAAAAGCAATTCCAATTATCGATGTTAGCGTCAATCATGTCTCTCGGTCGCATGGGCGATCTCGAACTGAGCTACGCTACGCAGGATGACGTGCCTGCAGAGTTCGCTTCTCTGTATACGGAAAAGGACGGTAAGTTCGTTCTTACTGGTGTTAAGAATCTGGTTACCCAGGAAAACATCACCCGTCTACAAGGTGCGCTTGAAAAAGAGCGCAACGACCATAAAGCCACTAAGGAGAAGTATGCTCCGCTGGCCGGTAAGGACGTTAACGAGGTCATCGCGACTCTCGACCGTATCCCTGAGCTTGAAGCTGCGGCGAACGGTGCTGGTAACGATTCTAAGAAAATCGATGCGCTGGTTGAAGCTAAAATTAAAACCCGTTTGGCTCCTATCGAGCGTGAGCGCGACCAGCTCAAAACCGCGAACGGTGAGCTCGTTAAAAAGGTCGAAACCCTCGACGGTCGTATCACTGCAGACACCATTAAGTCTGTCGTTACTAAAGCTGCACTGGACGCCAAGGTTATCCCTAGCGCTCTGGACGAAGTGATTATGTACGGCGAGCGCTTGTTGCAGGTAGACGAAGGTGGTAAGGTCATTACCAAAGACGGTGTCGGTGTTACACCGGGCCTGGATCCAACAGTGTGGTTAACTGAGATGCTGGCCAAGAAACCTCATTGGTTGCCGGGTAGCAATGGTGGCGGTGCAGGTGGTAGTAACGGTGGCGGTGGTGGCACTAACCCATTCAGCCATGCCGGATGGAACATGACCGAGCAAATGAAGCTCGTGAGAAGTAATCCAGCACGCGCTGAGCAATTTGCGAAAGCCGCTGGCGTGGATATTAAAAACCCACAAAAACCTGCCGCACCCAGCAAATAATTATTGACACCGCCCGTGCTTGATGCTAGCTTTACTGCAACAGGGAGCACGGGCTTCCTTCCTTTACCAGAGGCCGTCCACGGGGATGCGCTTCGAGCAATCGAAATCACAATGCCATCCTAATGGAGAAGACAAATGTCTAAACTGCTCGGTGTCAATACACCGCGTTTAATTACCGGTGCTCCGGCAATTATCATTCCACGTATGGGTGATATGACCCGTCTTAGCGATGTGATCGTTCCGGAAATGTTCAGCGGTTATACGCAGAACTACACCACTGAGCGTTCGCGTCTTATTCAGTCTGGTGCGCTGGTTATGTCGCCACAGCTGACAGCGGACCTGAACGGTCCTGGTTTGATTTTCCAGAACCCGTTCTTCAAAGACCTGGACCGTGAAGATGAAGAAAACATCTCTACTGACAAAGGTCCGGACTCTACCCCACACCGCATCACTACAGGTATTGAGAAACAGGTTCGTCTGTCTCGAAATAACTCCTGGGGTTCCGCGGATCTGGTGGCTGCACTGATTGGTCGGGATCCTATGGATCAGATCATCAACCTCGTCGGTGGGTACTGGGTAGGACGTCTGCAGCGTGCTTGGATCGCAACTATGCGCGGCATGTTTGCGAACAACGCCCTGGCGACCGATGACTACCACGTTATGAACGACATGACGTATAACATCTCCGGTACAGCGTTCCAGAACGGTGTCACCAACTTCAACGCCGCTGCCTTCATTATGGCGAACGGTACGATGGGTGACCGTCTGGACGAACTGTCAATGGTGATGGTGCATTCCGTTGTGTACCAGCGTATGCAGCTCCTGAACCTGATCGATTTCATCCCGGATGCTCGCGGTGAAACAATGATTAGCACTTACCAGGGCAAAGAGGTTATCATCGACGACATGATGCCTAACGCTGGTGGTGTGTACGAAACCTGGATCGTTGCGCGTGGTGCTTCAATGATGGGTGCAAGCACTCCTAAAGTGCCTACCGCTATCGAGCGTAACGAAAAAGCCAACAACGGCGCAGGTGAAGAAGTTCTGCACAACCGTGTTGAATGGATCATCCACCCTGTGGGCATGTCCTACATCGGCGATTCCCCTGCTGGCGGTCCGTCTAACGCAGCTACCACCAACAACCTGGCGAACGGTAACAGCTGGCGTCGTGCTGCACCAGAGCGTAAGCAAATCAAAATTGCGCGTTTGGTCACCCGCGAATTCTAAGCGGTTTAACAAAGGGCCGCAAGGCCCTTTTTGCTATAGGGCGGATATATGAATAAATCACGTTATGTTCGTTACCGTCGTCACTCGCGTTACATTCGTTATCGTGCTAATGTTAACGAGACTCCTGTAGAGCCGCCAGAAGAAGGCGGTGAGACTGGCGAAGGTCAATAACCCCCACTGAGGTGAACAATGGAAAAGCAAAAGATCCTTGACGCGCTGAACAAGCTTGATAGCGCAAACGACAACCACTGGACAGCTGACGGTAAGCCTAAAGTGGACACTGTGAAATTCCTGGCTGGTGGCGCTGTTACCCGCGAGGACATCGACGCAGTTGCACCGGATTACAACCGCGAGAACCGTGTGGTTACTGGTGAAGAAACTACCGAGCAGACCGATACCGCTAAACCTGTGGATCAGGCTGCGGATAGCACTGCGACCGGTAGCGAGACTGCCCAGCAGAACCAGGACGCTTCGCAAGCACCTCCTGTAGAAACTGCCGAACCTGTTCCTACCGATGGTACTCCGTCACCAGAAGTAGATCCTGAAGCGCTCGCTGCTACTAACGAACGCAACGAAGAGATCAAACAACAGATCGAATCGGGCGAACTGACTGTCGACGGTGAAAAGCCTCAGCCAGGTGACGCGTTGAACCCTACTGCTAACTCTCCTGTTGTCGGTACTGAACAGCTGGGCGTGCAGGAGGACAACGACCAGTCAAAAAAGATTGATGCGGCGCTCGACTTAGCTATTAAAGGCTTTGCGAACGCCACGGTCGATACTGAGACTGACGTTACAACCCTGTCTGATGAACAGCTTCAGGAACTGGTAGACAAACACCAGTCCGTTATGAATGCTGTGAACCAGTTGCAGGAAAACGTTCGTACTTCAGGTCGTGCTAAACTGGCTGTGATCGATGCTGCTATCGTTGAGCAACAGTCCCGCCAGGGCGGTAACGCAAAGCAGAACGAAGCTGAGCAACTGCGTAAATTCCGCGAAACTCAGGCCCAGCTTGAGCCACTCGCGCCTTCACTGCGTGAAAACTACGTGCATCCGGTGAACGATCCGAATACCCGTAAAATCCGCCGCTAAAAGGGGCTGGTGATGCGTAAGTTTAAAATGTCGAGAGCGCAATTGTTCTTGCATATGCAGCACCAGCGAAGGGAACGTGACTCCGGCGGGGAACCGCCGGATCCACCACAACCCCCTGAGCCGTCAGTCTCTACTCCATTAATGAGTGACATCTACTTTGTTAATGCGAATCTAAAAGCTAGTTAACCGGGGAACCAGCCATGGAATTAAAAAGCGTTGTCGCTCTTGATGGGAACGGGAACGCCCTTCCCGGAGCGAAGACTTATGTCTACCTTCAAGGGACAAACACCCTCGCGTCCATTTTCGGACCGACCTTCCAACCTTTGTCTAACCCTATGACCACAGATGCTAACGCTGTTGCGACCTTTACAGCAGCGGACGGTGCATACGATATTCAGTTTGAAACCAACAATCTGAAAGGTCCAAAGTTTTCTATCCAGTTAGTTACACAATCCGAATTAGCGCGCGCATCCATTATTAATGGCGTCTCGCGTTTCAGTGAGTTGCGTGCGAAGAAACCAGATTATGAAGGCCAGCGCGTTTACCTGCGCTCGCATACGCCGTCGACGTTAGCGGTCTTTGTGCAGCAGGGCGGGGGCTGGTTTACTGGCCGTATGGTCGCGCAGACGGACGATGGTGGGTACATTGCGTCGTCTGGTGATAACTGGCACTGGAAGCGCGACATTGACATCGAAGAGCTAGACGTCACGCACTTTGGTGCTGTTTCCGACGCCATCACGGATGCTTCCGGTGCTTGCGAAAAGATGTTTGACTTTTTAAACGGGAGTTATGCTAATTCCGTTAACCCGCGTGCGTCCACCTCACCTATTAAGTTCCCTGCCGGGACGTTCCTTGTAGCACCGCTTGACCTATCCGCTAAGGGTGTGGTTACCAGTGCAGCAGCCTTGAAACTGGCACGTCAGCGCGTAGCATGGCGTCTTAACGGCCTTAAAGGAACTGGTATCGCTGCTGCTGGTGGAAACGCTGCGACACCGGACAAAGTGGATCTGGACTATGTGAAGGCTAACAAACCTGAGCTTTACATGGATTGGTCTGTCCAGGAGAACCATAACGGTCGAAACCCGGTAGGTTTCTTTGGGCTTGTGGGTCCGTCCGTTGATTATGGTAAAGCTGCTCAGACTACGATCATTAGTACCAAAGAAAATGACACTTATGTTTTCGATGTGAAAGCTGGGTTAGTCGTTATCCACGGTATTCGCTTTAACGGGCAGAACCCTGACCGTCGCAACTGGACTACCGGGTACGGACCTGCTCCTGGTGCTGCGCCGGACAACACACAAGGCTTCTTCCACAACTGGAAATCCGAAGCTCAGTATGTCAACGTAACCTGCTGCCACGCGGATAGCGTCGGTGGTTTTATGTTCGATATTATGGATTCGCTGGACTGCGAATTTAGCCAGATTTATTCTTCCTTGTGTTGGGGGGATATTATCCGCGCAGGTTGGAGTAACGCAGTCAATGGTAACTGGGATCACGGTACAGCACTTAAATTGGCTGACTGTAACTTCCAGTGGCACCAGGGTATCACGCCTCTTCGCCTGGTTAAAATCGGTCAGTGTCAGATCAGTAACGTATGGATAGAGCACTCACTTTGTCCGGCAGACCTGCACGATTGTCAGGCTACTGTGGACACCCTTTGTGTTGAGTCAAGCGCGTATTCTGTGCAAGCATACGGTTCACGTATCGTGATGACGCAGTTCTCGAACCCGACAGGTGTTCAGTTCGACGTTACAACTAAACCGTATCTGGATAACGGTTCGAATAACCCTGATTGGCATTCTTACTATGAGCAGCCTGACAAGTCCCAGTTTGCTGCGTGGAATAAGTATTATCCTGTTCCTCAAGGTTCCAAGATTGAGATTAAGAACAGCGCATACGAAAACGGATTTGTACGTATCGAGAACTTCGGTATGGAAATCGACGGTTCTGTCAAGCCGGGTTGGATAGCGGGTCACAGTATTCGAAACCCTACCGACGCAGAAGCATGGGTGTTAGTTGGTCTACTGGAAATGCAGCAGAACGAAGTCAACTATACCTTCACGCAAATCGCAGCTGACCTTGCAGCATGGATCCAGGCTCGTAACGATGCTGTTGCAGCGGACCCAAGCGGGGCCACTAAACCGTACACAGACGCTGAAATTGCAACGAAGAAGGGCCAGCTCCGTACCGCTTTCGAGAAAGATAAGAACTTAATGTCTCAGTTCCAAATTGAGATTTTAGGAAGCAGATTTATCGACTCGGGAACAACGGACTCGCAGAGCATTAAGTTGCCAAAACAATTGTCGGGTGTTAACGAAGATAAAAGCGCCTTAGCAAATGGTAACCCAGGCAAGACGCTGATCAACATTATGCATCTTAAGACTGCTAACTCCACATCTACTAACTCATCTGGACAAACCAGCGTCTGGCACGAGAACGATAGTTGTGTGCTGGAAGTGGTGACAACCAGTTGGCACAGTGTTCCTCAGATTTGGGTTCGACTTGCACCTCGTACATTTGCGGCCTCTGTGTTCATTCATGGAAACGGTGTGTCTCGCTTCCAAGCGGGTTCTTGCTCCAGATTTGTATTTAACGGTTTCCGTCAAGCTATGAAGCCTGGTGCCGCGGGCTCTATTACGGTCGATGGTGGTGTGCAACCTGTGGTTAATAAATGGGCCATCCACACAGACAAAGCAGGTCTGGGGCTCAACCACGATGGTTCCATTACGCTTAAGACAATTGCACCCCCAAGACTGCCGGCAGCTATCACACTGGCTGACGTTGGTGCGTGGACAACGGTTGTAGGCCCTGACGGCGTGCAGTATGCTATGCCTTTGTTCAAGATCCCTACAGCTTAAGGAAACATATGGCAATCGAACTGATCGTGGAGGACGGGACAGGGAAGCCCGACTCTAATACTTACGCAAGTCTCGATTATGTTCGCAACTACGCTGAGTCACTCGGCGTAGTTTTACCTTCTGAAGATGAGCAGGTAAAAGTGAGCATGATGCAGGCTATGCAATTTATCGAGGCTATGGAATCCCGTATGCGTGGGCAGCGGGTGTTAGCCACACAAGCACTGTCATGGCCTCGCACAGGTGTTTACATTCGCAACCACCTCAACGCGTACAATGTGATCCCTACGGAATTAAAGAAAGCTCAGGCTCAGCTTGTGCTGGACATTAAGGAAGGTGGGCCCCTGTACGTCGTTAAGCAGGCCTACGCGCTCAAGCGTCGTAAACTTGAAGGCCTCGAGCAAGAGTGGGCTGTGCCGGGCACTGGTGCGGCTAGTTTATCGAATGCTCATGCCGTGTTTTACAACCTAATGACGAACCTTGTTATACAGGGTGCGACATCCAGTAGAGTGGTGAGATAATGGCGATATACGATGAGTTCCTCGCTATGGCTAAGGAAATGTTGGACGACCCTGAAATCGGAGCGAACTGTAGTGTGGTTACTACTGCAACGATCGTCCCTGACCCTGCCAAGCCTTGGATCAAAGAGACGGTGAACGTCACTAAGCCGGTAAGGGCTTTTCGTAGCAACCAGAAGAATAAGATGGTCGATGGTTCTTTAGTTGGTGCAGGGGAAGCTGCTTTTATCAGTTACCCCCCTGAAGGTGGTATCGCTAAGGAGCAGGCGCTGGGTTCGACCTTTGTTGACGGGTTCGGTAAAAGTTGGAAGGTTTTGGGCTTCGAGGTGCTTGCACCTGCGACGGTGGAGATCCTTTACACTTACAGGGTTCAACAATGAGTTTCAGTAGCGGTTTTGCTGTGCTTAGCGAGCAAGCTATTGTCCACAGCGTTAAACAAGCAAAAGATGTTGCTAAGTCATTCACCCATGCTGTGATAGACGGTACACCTGTAAAGACTGGTGCGCTGAAAGGCGACTGGAGCGCTACCACTCAGGGCCCTGCAATTCGTGCCGACAGACCATTGGATCCGATGGGCATATCCACGAAAATGCGTATCGACCAATTCATAGACACGTTGCCCACTAAGTCCGATTGGTTGTTCCATTTTACGAATACGAAACCCTATGCTTACAAGGCCGAATTTTTGGGCTTGAGTGCGCAGGCCCCTTATGGTATGGTGCGGATACAGATCTCCAAGCTTGCGCAATTCGTTAGGTCAGCAACAGGTGGTGTTCGATGAATGGTGTATTTAGCTGGATACCAGATGCTCTGAAGTCCATGGTTGTTGCTGCTGTACCCGACCTAGCTGAAGAGGATCGTGTTTACTGGAAGAACTGGGCGTTCACTCCGGACCCTACCAAACCATGGATTAAACCTGTATTCATACCTGCTGAAGAGTACGGTGTAACACTGGGGGACAATGGGGACAACGAAACAAACGGGTTTTTCCAGATTAACATTTATTCCCCGATAAATATAGGGGATGAATTATCGCAAGAACTCTGTCGTCGGTTAAACGCTGCATTCAAAATTCCACAGCGTATACCAGCGCCAGAAGGTTGTATGTTACGTCTTACTAATAAAGGTTTTTCAACCGGTGGACAAACCAGTGTCAACGACTTCGGCAAAGGTGGAGCGGACGATAACTGGGATGTCAACTTTATAACTGTGTACTGGCTCGCACGTGAGCCGCGATAGTAGAGGATTTTAAAATGGCCCAAGGCTCACGTTTTACCAGCATGTTCGTCAAGGAGACCTCTAGCGGTGTGACACCTGCTGCACCAGTATTCCAGGTCTTCCGTGCAACTCAAAGCGGTCTAGACATTAACATCAGTACGCTGGAGTCCGAAGAGATTCGCGACGATGCGGAGGTTGCTGATTTCCGTCTGGGCACGCGAAGTGTAGAAGGTACTGTCAGCGGTGAGCTGTCGTTTGGCACCTTTGATCTGCTCATTGCTGCTGCGTTACGCGGCGACTGGGCTAACAATGTGGTTAGTGGTGCAATTGCTCGTCCGTCGTTTACCTTCGTTGACTACAACGCAGATATTCCGGACAAACCGTACACCATTTATCGCGGGTGTGAGATTAACACCATGACGATTACGGTTAGTGCTGCTGCAATGACCACAATCGAGTTCGGCGTTGTCGGTCGTACCATGGAACAGTCTACCACCTTGCCGGCGGGTTCCACTGTTAGCCCGCGTACCACCACCTCACCGATGGATGGTTTCTCTGGTGCATTGCGTGAAGCGGGTCAACCTATCAGCGTTATCACCGAGCTGAGCTTCCAGGTTGAAAACGGCATCGAGTCGCGCTTCGTTGTTGGTTCTAAGTTCTCAATTACCCCGAGCTCTGGTCGCCGTCAGGTTACTGGTTCGCTTACTGCGTACTTTGAAGACAACAAACTGCGTGATAAGTTCCTGAACGAAGTTGAAACAGCTATCGAGCTGGAACTGCTGGATCCTACCGATCCGGACAATAAGTATATCATCAGTGTCCCACGCGTTAAGATCACAGAAGCACCACGTCCTATTGACGGGGAGGGTGACATCATGTTAAATATGTCCTACCGCGGCTTGTTAAGTGCTGCCGCTGGTCACTCAATCCAAATTACGCGTGAACTTGCAGATGCAGGCACGCCTTAATCAATAGGTGATATAAATGGCCCGTACCCCTCGTTCAGTGAAGAAAGACGTAACAACAGAAGCAGCAAAGAAGGCTGTTTCTAAAAGTTATAAGGACTACCAGATGACATCTTCTTTGGAAGGTAACTTCCACAAAGTGGATTTCAGTTTTCCTGGTATCGAGGGTACGGGCCACCATCTTATGATCCGTAGTCGTTATAGCAAGGAATACCGTGAAGCGGAAGCACGCGCTGCACGTCAGATCCGCGCTTTAGCGGTTGCGAAAGGTCCAAATGAAGAGTTGGATCCGGAGCTGTTAAAAAGTATCCAGGATACTGCTTTTGCTGCACTGGTAGAGTCCTGGACCTTCGAAGAGGATTGCAACAGTGTTAACGTTGTAGACTTCTTTACCGAAAACCCTCACATGTATGAACTCGTTAACGTAGAAGCCGCAACGGACAGTAATTTTTTCAAATAGCGCGCAAGCAGCTAATCGACTTTGCCCTTTCAGAGTGGAAAATGAAAACTCCCCCGCACGGGAGTACCGTTTCCACTCTTGATCATTTATTAAAGGTCGAGAAAGCTTCTGGTAAGACGCCTTCGCAACTCATTGAGTACCGCAAGAACAAGTGTCCTCCGTCATTACAGTACGTGCTAGCATATTTTTACGACTTTTACAACGGCTACGAATTCAGTTATACTGAGCTTCAATCCTGGCAAAGCTTCAGCGGTGTGGAGCTCGATTATTGTGAAGCTGAATTAATACGCCAACTTTGCCTCGAAAAAGAAGCCTTCAACTTTAAGCGTAGCCAAGCCGCTATCGATGCAGATAAGGGCAAAACGAGGAAGCGATAATGTCCGATTTGGGCTTAATTACGGTAAGAATCAAAACGGACGGTGTCGCTACTGCTGACGCCGCCCTGCGCAGCCTAGGACGAACTGGTGACGGTACTCAGCGTAGCGTTACCGGTCTTTCCCAAACCTTTAACACTGCATCTGGTAGTGCAAGCGGTTTAACCACATCAGCGGGTCGCCTAGAAGCGGCCCTTACTGGTCTTGTGAGCCTGTCGGCTATTAAACAGTTAGCAGAACTGTCCGATACCTGGACTGTACTCACTAACAAACTGGAGTTAGCACGCAAGGCGAACGAAAGTGTCTCTGAGGTGCAACAGCGTGTGTTCGAGATAGCACAGGCCAGCCGTACAGACCTTAGTGCAACCGCAACCCTGTATTCGCGCCTTGAGCGTGCGATGCGTAACACGGGCAAAGGTGGTGCAGAACTTGGGCGCATTGTAGAAACCGTCAACAAAGCGATGGTGGTGTCCGGTGCAACCAGTGCGGAGTCGAGTGCTGCGCTTATTCAGTTCTCACAGGCAATGGCGTCAGGTGTACTGCGTGGAGATGAATTCCGCTCCGTAGCAGAACAGGCACCTCGTTTAACACAGTTGCTGTCCGATGCGTTGGGTGTCGGTATTGGTAAGCTTCGCGAACTTGCGTATAGCGGCCAGTTGACTGCTGACGTTGTGATCAAAGCGCTGGAACGTGCATCCGATACCATTGACAAAGAATTCTCCCGTACCTTACCGACCTTTAGTCAGAACTGGACCATTGCGACGAACAATGTGGTTAAGTTCTTTGGGGAAAGCGATAAAGGTCGTGCCGCTGTTGTAGCACTGGGTTCAGCTATCGTATCTTTGTCTGAAAACCTGGATACCGTTACAATCGCTGCTGGCGCTCTTGCTACCATATTAACAGCAAGACTTATTACTTCTATCCAACAGAAAACTGTTGCGTCCGTACTTGCTTACAAAGCCGACATGCAAATGGCAGCGCAGCAGAAGGCTACTAACGCCGTTATGCAGTCGAGCGTCGGGGTAATGGCGACTAAGGCGAGTGCTGACCGCGCTGCCGCTGCTACCGCGCTACAATTGGCCCGTGCTGAGGTAGTTGTAGCGAAGGCTGCTGGTGACGCTACCGCTGCGAAGGTTGCACTCACCGCCGCAACAGTTGCTCACCGAACTGCTGTAATCGCGGAAATAACCGCTAAGCAGAATCTGGGCGTTGCGCTGGAAAATGCAAGCGTTTCGATGAGCCGCTTTAATGGTGTAATGGCTGTCGGGCGTGGCCTCCTGGGGCTGTTAGGTGGTCCGCTGGGTGTCATCATGCTTGCCGCTGCTGGTTGGGCTGCTTACAGCCAGGCAAATGACGTTGCTGTTAAGAGTGCAAATGACTTCGCCGATAGTGCAGACACTGTAATCGACCGCTTAGGTCAAATGACTAAAGCGCAGCGCGACGCTACTGCCGCAAGAGCTGCTGACGAACTGGATACGTTAGTCGAGAACAATGGTAAGTTATCTGATTCCGTAAACGAGATCACTCTTAAGTTAGAGGGTCAGAGAGCTATGCAATCGCAGGTGCAAAAGGGCACCGCGACATGGAACGACTGGCAGAAAGAGATTGACCAAAGCACGCGTGCCTTGGCTAAAGCTGTGGAAGAATTGGAAGCCAACCAACGGCGCCAGGCCAATGCACAAAATATTATCAACTCGGCACAGAACGATGCTATCCCAATTCTGGACGAGATCATTTCCCAGTACCAGAGATTGCATCAGGTCGGTGCTACGATAGAGATCGGGGATGTCGCTGGGGACTTGCAGAAAAAGCTGAGCGACGCAAGCCGTGACCTGGATGTGGTTACAATGAAAGCTGCCGGTAACGGCAAGCAATCTAAAGTCTACTCTGAGCTTATCAAAGACCTCGGTAAGTCCGCAGACCAGTGGGATGCATCCGCTAAGAGGGCTGCAAGCGGTCAGTTGACCATGGCTAATGCAGCAAACGATAGTGAACGTGCTCTCGTTAAACTTGCTGCCGTATATGGCAAGACTTACGAAGCTCAAGAAAAGATCAGCGGGGATAAGAAAGCTAAATCCGCAGCGGACCGTAACGCCAAAGCAATGGAAACCAATGCGCAGCGCTGGGCGAAGTCCTACGAACGTATTACAGCATCCGGTGCTGACGCGCTTGCTAAGCTTTCGATCCAGCAAGCGTCGGAATTACGCATCATGGAGCAAAGTGGTGCTAAAGCGCAAGCATCACAGGAACAGTTAGCGCAAGCCCGTTTATCCATTGAAGAAAAATATGCTAAGTTACGTCAGGACTTAGTGGATAAGTACAGCAGCGAACGTAAGACGCAAAGCGATTATAACGAACAGCTTAAAGACATCCAGGCGTTGGAGAGTGCTAAGCTGTTAACCACAGAGCAGGCTGCTCGGGCACGTGCGGATGTGGAAGGTAAGTACATGCGTGCGCAGCGTGACATGGTTGTGCAGAATGCGGTGTCGCAAAAGGACCAGCTGAAAGCGACTTACGACCCGTTACAGGAGGCGCAGAACCAATATACGCAGCAGTTAGCTCTGCTGGAATGGTATCACCAGCAAGGTCTAGTTAGCGAAGAAAACTATGCTAAAGAGCGCAGCCGGTTGTATGGCGTGAACCTGCAAAATCAGATGAATGCTCAGAATCAGACTACTATGAGCTATCTGGATTCTGCCTCCACTATGGCGGGTAGCTTTGCGAGCGTGTTGGCAGCAGCAGGGGACCAAAGTAGCGGAGCTTACAAAGCGATGTTTGCTATGTCCAAAGCGTTTGCTATTGCGGAAGCAACAATGAAACTCTCCGTTGCAATAGCACAAGCGATGGCGGATCCTACAGCTATTACCCCAGCGCAGAAGTTCGCAAACTACGCAACGGTAGCGGCTAGCGGCGCAGCGTTAATCAACAGTATTATGAGCGCTAGTATGACGGGTATGGCCCATGATGGTATAACGGATATCCCTAAAGAGGGTACATGGCTGCTTCAGAAGGGTGAACGTGTCCTGAGTGCGCAGCAAAACGCCGATTTCACCAACTACATGAAAGGGAATAATAACAGTAATAGCGGAACATCAGGTAAGGGTGTTACTATCGTGCAACACATCGCAGTAAACGGTAATGGTGACAAAGCACTGACCCAGGCAATGCAGAAAGCAGCCCAGGACGGTGCGGATATGGGCTACGCTAAATCCGTTGCTGATGTCACTACAAACCGCGGACAAATCAGTAGAGCTATCGGGAGATAACAATGGCTACATTAGAATGGCCTGCTGGTCTGAGACCTGCCACTCTTAACTGGGATCTTAAAAGTAACGGTACAGTGTTCCAGAGCCCCTTCAACGGGGCCACACAGACCATTCGCTTTCCTGGTTCCGCATGGGTAGCGGAAATGACCTTTGTAAGTTTGGACGATTACGAAGCACGCGAGTTAGAAGCTATTATTTTTCAGTTAGACGGTTATGCAGGGCGCGTTAAGTTGCGAGATTACGGTCGCATACCGCCCGCTGTGCGTGGAGCACCTGTGGTTAATGGTGCAGGTCAGAGTGGTATGGCGTTGTCGAGCAGGGGTTGGACACCTAGCGTTAAAGTGCTGTCACGCGGGGACTATATTACCGTTAATGATGAACTTAAGTTTGTGACCGCGGATGTCACGTCCAGCACGGATGGTAGAGCCGTTATTCCCATTGCACCGATGATCCGCCAGTCCCCTGCAAATGGTGCTTCAATCGAAGTCGCTAACCCTTATGGCGTGTTCCGTGTGAGCAACGATCAGAACGGGGTGCAGCGTAAACCTGCATTCGATAACGGCTTTACTTTGAACTTAATCGAGGCTTTCTAATGATCATTAACCCATTTTCCATGGGTGTAGCTAATGCCCTTATGCAGAAGCATGTGGATATGGCGTTGGCTGCACAATTCGATTTTGGTGAAGCTGGAATTACGCGTGTCCATACCGGGGTAGGTGAAATCTCAATAGACGGTTATGTCTACTTCGGTTTGGGTCAAATGGGTGAGGTTGGACAGGTATCAGAGCAGAATAGCACCAGTCCAACGCAGCTATCGCTAACTCTTAGCGGTTTAAACACTCAGATGATATCAATCGTTTTAAACGAAAGGTGTATTGGACGGTCAGTGAAAACGTTTATAGTAGTGTTTGGTGAAGATATGACCACACTTGCTTATAACGGTCTGTTTGCTGGTAAGATCACGGGAACTTCTCTTGTCGCAGGTTCTCAGGGTGCTGTGCAGTTTACAGTGTCCAACATCTTTGAAGAATGGTCTAAAGGTAAACCCTGGCGTTATACAGACGACTCACAGCGTAAGCTGCACAACGGTGACCGTATATTCCGGTACGTTGCTCAAATGTCAGAGCGATCCATTTACTGGGGTAGCAAAAAGGATGCTCCACCTTTCCGTTACGAATGAGGTTAAGATGAAGAAGCACAATTGGCAAACGGATTTTTTAAAAATGGTAGGTGAGAAAGCGACCGAACCTTTTGCCTGGGGTAGTAACGACTGTGCTATGTTTGCAGCTGACGCAGTGCTGCTGATTTGTGGTACGGACTTTGCCAAAGAGTTCCGGGGTAAGTACAAGACAGAAGTTGGTGCAAAACGTTCCATCGCTAAGCAGGGTGGTATGATTGAGGTTCTCAATGGAAAACTCGAAGCAATCCATCCTAACTTTGCTCAAAGAGGTGACGTCGTACTTTTTGACGGTGAGCTTGGCGCTACTCTTGGTATTTATTGGAATGGTGGTGTATTTGCTGCTGGTCCGGATGGTATAGTGCTTTTCGATGAGATCCACGACAAAATAACTAACGCGTGGAGGGTGTAAAATGCCACCAGCCATTATTGCCGCTGCTATCGCTGTAGGTGCCACTGCTGCCGCGACCGCCGGTTACATCGCACTAACGACCGCCCTTTATATTACAATCGCTGCAACTGTCGCAGGTGCGCTTTTAACGAAGACCAACATCCCAGCGATCGGGAACTACACATCCCAGTCTGAACGTAAGCAGGTGCTAAGGGCAGCGGTTGCACCGCAAGTACTTGTGTATGGCCGCACTGTTATTTCGGGATTGCTTTTCTTTGCGGAGGAACAACCGGGCGGTCAGGACCAGAAAGAATGGGTACATCTTGCGATAGCCCTGTGTGGTCATGAAATAGACCGTGTGGAACGTATATGGTTAGGTGAGGAATTGATCACCAGCTTCTCCTCCGACTTCGTCACATACCAGATTAATAACAATCTTACAGCAGCTGACCCGTTTATGCTTGCCAACTGTCCATCCTGGAAACCAGACATGATCGGTACTGGCATAACTTGGATGCGTTTAAGCTTGTGTTACGATGGTGAGATTTTCCCTGCTGGTATCCCTAACGTTAAAGCTGAGATTTTTGGTAAGCGTGTGTATGATCCGCGTGACGGTGCAACACGGTGGAGCTCTAACGCCGCTTTGTGTGTGCGCGATTATTACAGGACGGTGCTGGGTGTACCGGATGAGGATATAGACGATCCCTTGTTTATCACCGCTGCTAACATCTGCGATGAAGACGTTGCTGCTGGTAGTAGTGCGGAAAAGCGTTATACGGTCAACGGTGCAATAGACGCTAGCGATGCCTGTGCTGGGGTGCTGGACGATATGCATCTGGCTTGCGGTGGCGAGCCTACTTACTTTGCAGGGAAGCACGGAATCCTTGTGGGGGCGTATTATGGTCCAGCAACGATGGTCATTGACGAAGGTCAGATTATTGGCGATGTTAAGATTACTCCTGAAACGTCTTATAACGATAAAGTTAACATCGTCGGGGGTACGTTTGTCGACGCTGCCCAGGACTTCGTGGAAGCCGATTTCCCCCCTGTCGTCATACAGGAGTGGATCGACGAAGACGGGAACGAATTCCAACAAGACGTAAAGTACCGTTTTGTTATAAGTGAATTTCATGCGCAGCGCCTTGCACAGATTACCCTTGCGCGTAAGCGGTTGGGCCGCACGGTGGAGCTCAACCTTAACATGTTCGGCTATCGCTACCGCCCAGGTTATTACGTGTTGCTTAATATCAGTGTCCTGGGGATTGTGAACCATGAGTTCCGCGTCACGGACTGGAAACTTAACGCGACCGGCGGTATCACTGTAACGCTGCGCGAAGAAACTCCACAAGTGTGGTTAGATGCTATTGGTAAGCCTATCGATAGACCTGATCTTACTACCCTGCCTAGCTCACAAGTACCTGCACCATACGACCTTGCGTACGAAGTGCTTAAGATCGGTGACGTTGTTCAGGGTGAACTTACTTGGAAGAACGCGGGTCAAATTGCGTACAACAATGTTCTAATCAGACAGAACGGCGAGATGGTTTACACTGTCCAGGTTCCTGGTGAGAGTGTGCGCTTAAACGGGTTAGTGCGCGGTACGTACACAGCCGCTGTGGTCGCTGTTAGCGTCATGGGTGCTAAGTCCCCTGAGTCCTACCTTGAGTTTAATATACAAGCGCCTGCTAAGCCTACAGGGTGCGAGGTTCAGAACGGTTACTTTGCTATTACGCTTATCCCGCGCAGTGCAGATATTTCCGAAGTGAGCATGACTTACGATTTTTGGACAAGCGGGGAAACAAGATTAAGTAGCGCGTCTACAGAATTTGTGGAAGCTAATGCGAACCACGAAGGTCAGGGTCGTCAGTGGAACGATAATAACCTGCTTAATGACCACACCTATTACTGGTATGTTCGTGCGGTCAATGCTTTCGGTGCTTCGGAGTTCTTAGAGGTTCCAGCACTTGTCACCGCGGACAACGCTGCTTTGTTAGATATCATCAACGAGAACATTCAAAAAACTGAGGCGTTTGCTAACCTTACACAATCAGCGGATGACTTGTGGGCTGCCGTAATAGAGAACGCGTTAACACACGAGGGTATCGTTACACGTCAGTATAAAGAGATCACTGCTTTAGATGTGAAACTTAGTGCTAGCATAACGGAAGTAAGTACTTTAGTTGTTACTAACGATAAAGCTTATGCGGAAAAGTTCACACAGTTAAACGCATCCGTAAGCGGTATGCAGGGACAGGTTAATACTATCTCCGCAACTGTACAGGAGACATCTAGCGCCTACGCGGATCTTAATGGTAAACTGTCTGCGCAATGGGGTATTAAGTTGCAGGTGAACACCGCAACGGGCTCCCGTTATGTTGCAGGGGTACAACTGGGTCTGGAAGCGAACGGTGGTACAGTCCAATCGTTGTTCCTTGTCAGCGCCAACACCTTTGGTGTGTACAATCCGACAAACAACGGTCAGTCTTTAGCTTTTGCTATTCAAAACGGGCAGATGTTTGTCAACGAAGCTTTCATACCATATGCATCCATCACCCTTGCAAAACTGGGAAGCTGGTACTCTGCGAACTACGTATCCGGTCAAACTGGTACAATTATGCGTGCGGACGGTTCGTTCGAGCTTAACGGGGTTACAGCGGGTCAAGGGCGTTTGGTGATCAACAACAACCGCATAGTTGTATTCGATACATCAAATAATCCGGTGTGTGTAATGGGAGCGCGTTTATAATGGCGATGGGTTTTCAGAGCTTTATCCGTGGCACGTCTTTTGACGTGCTCAATTCCATGTCCTATAACTTTGTCGTTGACATCCCTTATGTGTCCGGTGCTAGCAGTGCAACATATAATCTTCCAGGATTCGTTATTAGAGCCACCATCTTTGACCTTTTTTCAACTAACAGAGGTGGGTTAACTTATAATGTTTCTGTTAGTGGCCAGACTGTTTCCTGGAACGTTTCTAGTTCCTGTAGATTATTGATAACAGCGACTCCTGCCGTGGGTTCCGATATCGCGCCAAACTTTACTTTCGCCCTTTATGACTATAGTGCAGGGGGTAGGACATTTAAATTGGCCCCTAACTTCACACCCTATACGTTAGGGCAGATGATAGACATCACCCCAGCATTTGGGCAGCTAATACAGACTAACATCCCTGTCGGTTATCCTATGATCGCCTTTCATAGGAGCATGGAGGGTAGCGGGTATGATTATGTGGTGTACACGCTGGAAAATATAAATGGCTTTTGGGGGCTAAGGTTCAGAAATAACTTCGGTGGTATACCGATGAGAGCTTGCAGGATTTATCTATTTTCTAAATGGTTGCGTAATATACCTGACTGGGGTTTCTTTATGTACCAACCAGGAACGACAACTCTAGTTTGGCATAGCAATTGTCTGCCTTTAAATATATTAGATGGTTCAGCTGGTAACGACGTTACTTCAGGCAACCCTTTAGCGGTAACTTCAAAAGTCTCATCCGCTATCACCGTAGCAAACGGACCTAACAACCCAGGAGTGTTCGACACTTACTTTAACTGCACCAGTGCAGGTCGCAACGCGGCTGGCAATTATGCCTGCACATTAACATTGAACTTTGCAGCTAACATCGCGTTTCAAGCCCCCACTAACCCAGGGTCATGGGCGTCAGGGGGCTTCATGTATATGGACACGAGCGTTTATGACACTTTTGGTCCTATCGCCCTGGGCTAGGACACTTTTGGTCCTATCGCCCTGGGCTAGGACACCCGTTAAGGTTGACGAACTGCTCCGCATTAGTCCAACCCTGGAACGGTGCGCCAGCAAGGTACTCCTGACCCTTGACGTCCTGCACAGCGAAGATCGGAACATGGATAAGCTGCTTGTGAAGAACCATCTCCGCGTGACATACCGGAGGTTTAGATTCGATAGCACAGCCGGACAGCACCAATGTGGTTAAGACAACAGCGATAATCTTTTTCATAGTGACCTCTTTTGTTTAATGGTAGAATGTTTGAATGTTTTACAAACTAAGTATTACACCCATTGGATTAGATGTCCATACCTTCAGACGTATTAAGTAGGAGTTATTATGGCCTGGTACAGAACAGGAACGATAGCAATCGCAAACGGGTCAACTACCGTTACGGGCACCAACACTAATTTCACGGATACTGCTACAGGACCTAACCCTGGCGATATGCTTATTGTCGGTGTCGGTGCAAACCTTCGAATCTACGAGATCCAAGCTATCAACAACGCGACACAGCTTACTTTAGCCACAGCGGCCACTTTAGCGGTTGCAGCGGGGTCCGCGTACCAAATCCAGACCAGCATGGCCACAAGTAACAGTGGGCTCGCTAAGAAAATTAGCGCAACGATGGATCGTATGCTCAACAGTGTGCAGAACTGGATGAACATTCTTACGGGTGCCGGAGATGTGACGATTATCGACTATGAGGGTAAAAGCGCAACCGGTAAAGCTTGGCCTACCATGAGCGGTCTCGTAACTGGTGCATTACAAAAGGACAGCAACCTTAACGATGTCGCTAATAAACAAACCGCTAGAAGTAATATATCGGCATCCTCTGTCAGACTTTTAACGGAGGGTAGCGGAAACGATTGGTACGCTAACTTTACATCATCCATAGATATGGGTATTAAAAGCCATTCAAATACCCAAAATACAGTCAGCCCGTGGGACGCTCCGGCGCAGTATACACTCGTAAACTATTTTCCGACAACCACAGTGAACATAGGTACTGCCCTTGCTAGTAGCTGGGGGTCAGATAACGAATATTACCTGAACTCTAAGAATTCTGCGGTGTCAGGATATCAGGGGTGGAAGGGCTGGTCTAGGTTGTGGCACAGCCGTAACACTTCTGTGGACAGCAACGGATTCATTAAAAAGGCTTCCCCGATAGTCAAGCTTTTTCGAGATGGTACTAGCGAGAAAAACGGAGAGGCTTCGGAGGTGTCGTCCACCAAGATTTCCACAGGGGTCTATAGGGTCACCGGGGTAAGAGGTTTCAATTCCGATGCAGCTTGGGGAGGCCCTGACGGTGGTATAGTTATTCCAAAAGATAAAAACGACATGCCCTTGCTGTGGGTCGATTATGAGGTCGAGGAAAGTGGAGACATAATTATCAAGACATACCACAGGGAAAATGGATCCGCTCCTAAGTTTGCGCAAAACAAGATTGACGGTTGTAAAGACGGAGACCCGATTGACATTCCAGAATATCGCTGGGTGGATATGCGTGTCGAAGTATATATGGAAGAACAACCTGAGCCTCAAGAACAGCAGCAAGAGGAAACTGAGGAATGATAAAGGGGGCATAATGCCCCCTCTTTTTAATCTTCGTCCCTTTCGTGCGGAAAGTTAGCATCGAACCAAATGTTAGCCCACACAAGCGGCCAAACTACAACGATCATTAGCGAAGTAAATGTCCACGCTATTTTATTGTTACGGTGATAGTAATAACGACGACTCATCCAGGAAGTTGTAACAGCCCCCACCAGAACCCAAACAACAAGAACCACCATCCAAAAGAACATCCGGTCGCTACTCATTTTAAACCTCGCTATTAAGTGTGAAACCTGAAACCCGTACCCTAGCACCGATCCGGGTTCGATAATCGCTGTGCGCTCGATACCGCGACACTGTGGTTACGACAACGTTATAGCTTTTACACCCCATACGCAAGTTTATACTCGTCTTGTATTTATCGTAGTCCATCTGCTTAATATTTGCTTGATACTTTCGAACCTGGATAGTCGGACCGCATCCTGCGCACTGGTTAAGTGTGTCCGTAGTTCCCAAGAGCAGAGGGACAGCAAGCAAACAACTTTTACTTATTTAACTGGAGAAAGTTCAGCCCTTACATCGCCGTACCAGCGGTGCAGAAGGTTGAAATCCTCGCTTTGTTCAATCACGGATGTGCAAGGGGCTTGTAAGTCCTGCGTACGACTAGCATCACAGATACCTTCAAACCGCCCGGCGGTGTATGCACTGATAATAACAGCTTTGAGTTTAGACAAACATGCAGCCGTAGCTGCCGGGTCGTCAGTTTCGCAAACCATGTTCACGATCTGTTCGGTCCCGGTAGCTACTGGCGCCGCTGCTGGTTGAATGAAAGGCGCTGCTAAGAGCGCCGTAAGTAAGACGTATTTCATAACTCCTCCTTTGTTGTTGGACGAGCTAAATATACTTTAGATGTGTTTGGCTCTGCAACTAAAATTCAAAACCTATTCGCTTTAAATGTTCCTCCGCGATTTTTACGTATCTGTCGTAGTCCACGTCCACAGGGAATTCCTTTGGTAGCTGCATAAGTGGTTTGCCACCTGTGCTCTTAGGGACAAGGTTACCAGTCTTCACCATTACCATTTCCGGTACGTCCTCGCTAGTGTAATACCAGCGCACGACCTTACCGAGAAACTCACCGCGGAACACTGCACCCTGCCCTGCGTTAACTGCCTTAACCACAACAAACTTCCGTATGTCGGTGCAAGCCTTAATAGTTTGCTCAAGCGGTGTGCGGTTCTTAAGCCACTCTATTACAGCTTCCATACTTATAAGCGCTTCTGGATCCTTAGCAAGACCAGGCTCGCCATACCATCCTTTACGCTTAGCGCTGCCGTCCGGTTTGATCGCTATATAGTTGTTCACGTTAGCAGCGTACAGCGCCTGGTAATACGTGTCTTCCATCTCAAAGTCGCAAGCGCTTTCCCACCAGCGAATGATCTGATCCACAGTACCCTTAAGCGCTTTCTTATACCGCACCACAACACCGTCCGTGTTAGCGGACACTGCGCTAATTCCGTTCAGCTCAAACATCTCAATAAGCATGAGCAAACCGAGCTGGCCTGTCAAGGTGGTCTGAATAACAAGGTGCGGTGCATAGAGGATTGAATACATGGAACCAAACTTACCGTAGGATCCGTTGATGGTAATCTTAAGGGACTCTGTGATAAGCTTCCAGTGCTTTTCACCTTCCTTGTCACCCAGCTTTTTACACTCGGCGGTCTTACGTTTCGCTTCCAGTCGACGGTCTACAATCTTCTGGTATACAGCAAGGAAGTTACGTCCTAACTGTGCAGGGTAAAGTTCCTGGTTGAGTATTGCTTTCGGGTAGAAAGATGCAACGTCGATATCGCGTAACTCTTCTTCATCCCCAACAACGTTAATCGCTTTCTTTTCCGTACTGTGCAGACCACCGATACCCATCTTATAGACTGAGTTACCGATCGTAAACTTGAGCGCGTCCATCGCTGGAGGCTGCTTAATCTTACCGTCGTCGCCAACGATATAATTACAGCCCTTAACGATATCCAGCACAGACTGCATAAGCGGGGTTTGATAGCGCAGGAAAGTCGGCGCGTTGTACGGGTAAGCACGACCAACCTCTACAATAGCTTTCGGTATGCGTTGCCCATTGTTCAGCGCCATAATCTCATTACGGATAACGTCTTCCGCTACCTGTGCATCCGAGCGTGAACGCAGGTCTACATGGTATTCGTTACTCATTAACTCACGGAGTACAATCTTTTCCTTAAGTGCAAGGTAAAGGTCGTAAGTGTTCTGCAGGTCGTTTGCGCAGTAAAATCGCACTACAAGCTGCTGGTTGTTCGTTAGCACCCAGTTCGGAGGGTAAGGTAAGTCCTGTAACTTCTCAGCATGTGTTCGCCCTGCGTACTTTTTAAGGCTGGTCTTAACACCTGGACCCACTTCCTGGATATCAATGTGGTTAAGTCGAAAAGGCTTCTTAACTTTTGCAGCTTTAAGAATGTCGGAAGGACGCCATTCCTCCTGGATAATTCTGTCGGATGCTTCTTTAAGCTGTGCGTTATTACAACCCGCTAACGCGAGGTAAGACATCGGTTCATCGTAGTTGCGTCCGTTGAAGCTAATCAGGCAGAAATTCTTCATAACCCAGCCTAGCTTCAACAGATCCATGTTACCCTGACGCATAGCGTTAAACTCAAAGTAAATGAGCTTACCGCTTGCTGTGGATCTAAAGCAGATGCAGAAGTAGTTAATGTAACATTCGATATCGTACACTAACGGAACCTGTTTCAACCACTCTTCGACTAGACTATCTTCGTCAAACATCGGAAGGTTGAACGCAACTGCCTCTTTAAAATAAGGCAGGTACTCACCTTCTAACCATGTGCGTGCAGGTGGTATACGTTTAGGCTTTTCCGCTTTCTCAGGTTTAGGCGGTGGTGTGTCGTCCCAAAAAAGACCAATAGCGTCACGTCTCATAAGCGAATCCCGATAATAACACCGCGTAACCTGTCAGCTGTAAACGGGCAAGCGTCCGGCCATTTAGTAAAGTCCGCTTGTTTTGCAACACCCTTAAGGAGGTTGAACATTTCGTAACGGTAGACACCCTGCATAGCTGGGTCATTAATGAAATGGTTTGCACCTTCCTCTTTATCGTAATGGGTGCGCACATTACTTTGTTCGAAATAGATACGTCCATTTTTATCGGTAAATGGTTTGATCACTTCAATAGCATCAAACAGGTCACCGGGGACATCCCGCATAACGCTTTCAGACATACCTTTATCTAAAATGCGCGTAAGGTCGGGCCAACCTGTTTCAATGAGGTTAGTACGGATCCATTTATTTTCTTCGTAGTGAAACGTAATGCTAGTATCCGCGATTTGCACGTGCGTAGGAATCATCTTAATACGCAACATTTCGTTGACGGTTGCACGGGGTATATTGCAGTCGATAGGCAACGGGGAACCCACCCAGTATTCCGCGGCTATAACGTTGTTGGTTGCGAACGCAGACTGACCTTTAAGCAATATGCCGTTACTCCATTGACGACTAGCGTCAGCGCTTATAAACGGCTGTAGCGTCGCAAATGCCGCCATAAGTGCAGCACCGTCCACCTCGTGCAAAGTACCCTCAGCATCTACGTGAGGTGTAACTGTTTCACTACATGGTATAGCAACACGAAACTTACCAGATTGAATACGTAACTTACCGTTTGCCATAAGAGTGAGCTGAACACTTTCATCACAGTTCGAAATAGCCTTAATCATAGGGTCTGCTAAAGGGGTACAATCGATATCTACTGCAATAGGGCTGCACAACGCCATAACGCCGTTGTAGGACTTAACCACATTGTTGTGAATGCGAAAATGGGTTAAGCCCTCAACTAGCTCTTTCTTGGCGACTGCACCCTGCACAAATTTAAGGGCGCTTAGCATTCTTAGTATTTCCCCATAATGGAGTCTTGGAAACGGGGCTAATCACAACCATCTTTTTCAATGGGCTGTAATAAGGTTTTTCACGGTTAGCGTTGTATTGAGGCATAGCAACAAACAAGCGCAAGCTAGTGAACTCTTCCATGTGTGAAAATGGGCGCTGTTCTAAGCACCCGTTTACCAGCACGTCGACCTGCGTCATACGCGGGTGTCCAGTTTGCCCACGCGTGCGACCAGAACACCTTTGTCGTTGTAACAACTTATAGCGTCAGGTGAGATAATGGACTTATTGATAAAGGCCTGACCGTCCTTTACAACAAAGTGTTGAGTGAAATCCTCAGCTTTAACTTCGGGAGGTGCTACAGGTTTTTCAACAGACGGTTTCAACCGTGCCAGCGCTGGGATTGCAGGGATAGCTGCAACAGCTGGCAACCAGGATAACAAACGACGGCGGGATACATTCATGTTATACCTCGTATACGTGGAATACTAAGTTAGACATCTGATCATCGCCCACTACTGAACCGATATGCTGTGCGTGACGTGGTACTTCCGCACCAGTTACAAACAGCTTAAAGATGCGCAGCTCTTTACCGATACCGATAGCAGATGGTGCCTCGAACCATACACCCACACGGTCTTTCTGCTGTGCGACCATGATCACCTTGCTACCGACCGGGGCATTAACCTCGATCTTTTCAGACGCGAACAGTTCTTTAATAATTTGCTTTGCCATTAGAATAACTCCTGGATACGCTCGTTGAGGCGGTTGTTGTGGTTAGCGTTAATCATAACATTGATAACACCATAAGCCCAAAGATTAAATGCTGCACGGGATTCGTAAACGGTTGCTAGTCTGTCGAAGGTAAAACCATTCTCCTCTAAGTACCTGAGTATGTTGTCTTGTTCAATAGGGGTAAGGTTACAAAGGTGCTGCCCGGCGTCGTGCCTTGCAGGTGACTTTTCAGACACACTTAGTGGACCGATGGTTGGCATAACCACACTTCCAAACGCTGCGGACTGGATCCAGGATGATGAGTCACAGCTAAACCACGGGTAGCGCTCCATGATAGGTACAGCGGTGATACCGAACCCGTGAACCTTTATCTTCGGGTTACCTGCACCATCCACCAGATAACGATCCCATATGCGATCGAGCCAGATACAGAGCTGCTTAGTAGAAGCACCCACCATCCCGCCAAGAGTGATATAGTCATAGTTTTCTACATACCATTCTAGATATTTTTCGTCCTCCCCACTGTGGAAGCAGGGTAAGGGGCGCACACCACGCGCTTCCATTTCTAACTGGTTGCGGTAAGTTTGCAACGGATCGCCGATGCCATCGAGTACAGACGCCATAAGCGACCCGTCTTCAATGCGAATGATATCCCTGTTTCGCTCGATATAATTACAGTAGTCGCTAACCCGAAGTTCGACGCCAAGCGTATAAGCGGAGAAGGCTCCTGAGTCCAAAAAGATTTGGGCAGCGTCTGCACGCATTTCATCGACGTACTTCTGCTTGCCGACATAGTGCCAAGACTCAAGAATGTGAGGAATAGCATCTGTAAGACTTTGTTCGTGCGGGGTGAGTTTACCATACCGTGCTTGCCCCTTCATATATCCGTTAGTATAGACCGCTGCCATAAAGACATTCATTGTAACAACCTCAAGAAAAAGCCCACAACCTATTATAAGCGCTGTGGGCTGCTGATTGCTATACGCCGTTACTTATGGTCGCACAACATCAAGAACTCATTACGTGTTTGCGGTTCGTCTTTGATAGCTCCGCGGAGTGCTGTGGTTACTGTGTGGTGCCCGTGCTGGCATACACCACGAGATTCCATACACATATGACGAGCTGTAATAAAAACGCCCACGCCAATAGGGTTGAGGTATTCCTGGATTGCATCCGCGATATTATTGGTGAGGCGTTCTTGTACCTGCAAACGACGAGCAAAAGCATCGACCACTCGATTAAGTTTAGACAGACCAACGATACGACCGTTCGGGATGTATGCGACAGTTGCGTGACCGAAAATATCAGCCATATGATGTTCACATTTGCTGTAAAAAGGAATACGGCAGACCGCGACCATTTGGTCAGCACCTTCCGCACCATCTTCGAACACTTTGAATAAATCCTGAATCGAGACATTGTAACCCCCGAACCACGTATGGAACGCTTTAGCGACCCGGTGCGGTGTTTCCTGCAACCCAGGGCGTAACTCTGCGTTACCCTCGATTGCGCCCAGCACCGTGCGGATAGCCTGCTCTACCGTCACCTGTTTATCGACCACAGAGTGCGTGATACCTTCACCGGGGAACAGATCTAATTGTACCGGTCCTGGACCTGCATCGGTACGTTCAACACTGATACCGTCAAAGTTTACATATTGGCCAGGGAACATATTTGCGATAGCTTCCGCTTGTGCAGCTGACCAATCTGTGATTTCTAAAACACCTTGCAGCGTAAGGTTCGGTGACTCTTGGGAAACGTGTCCGTTACCCATGCTTTCGTCTCTTGCTGTGTACTTTCTCATTGTTTGGTGTACTCCACGTGGCATTTCGAGGTTTCTTCGATGGTGCAAGCAACCAGCTCAACACCGTGTTCTGTCAACAGTTGCGGACCAATTACGTCAACCATGTACTGCGCCAGGTTTTCCGCGGTTGGATTGAAAGACAAGGGCACTAATGAATTTTTGAAATCGCGAGCGTCTCTTTCAAATTCAGCTTCCCCTGTTTTCTGCCAGTCATAATTGGCAGGCTCAACTATAAGCGCCTGGATTAGCTGGTCTTGATCCCAATGTAGGAACTTGTGATCCCAGTTGTCCTCCAACCATTGGCACAGCGTAGTTTTAACCACACTGAAGTCAACTACGCGGCCCACTGTGTCCAGGTCAGGGTCTTTGATCTTCAGTTTGCCACCGGTCAGACTACCGCTCATAACGAGACGAGCTGGTCTGTTAGGCTGCACTTTAAAATGGAACACATAATTGTGTCCGTGCAGGTGACGGCACTTGCTTTCGTGCCCGACTACGCGGTGTCCCGCACAGATTTCGTGTGAACGGATTACGGTATGCATTATGACACCAATTCGTCAATTGAAAGATGGGACAAAGACTCTGCTTCGTCCTTTGTGATCCCTAAACCGGAACCTTTCTTTTCGATAAGCTTTACATAGCGCTCGGGGTACTCTTCGCCCACTTCTACAGCAGTGCATCCGCTGTCGCGCATAACGATACCCAGGGCGATCAAACAGATCCCTTTGTGCTTCGGTGTGATCACGATGCTCATTCTTTAACCTCGTTTTCGTAAGTGATAACTTCTTGCGCCTGGTTAATAGTAAACGCAGTCTTACGCATGAAGCAAGGACCACATGTTCCGCAGTGCAGCTCGCCAGCACGGTAGCAGCTCCACGTGTGCTCGAGCGGGGCCGACAGCCGCAACCCAAGGGCCACGATCTCGTGCTTCATAAGGTTACCCACCGGCTGAAGCACCCGCACCCACTTACCGTCGCCTACAGCGAATGGTAACAGGGCATTAAACCGGTTAATGAACTCAGGCTCGTTATCAGGGTAGGCGCCCGCTTCTTCCAGGTTATTACCCAGCACGATATACGCAAAGCCTTTCGCTTCCGCGTAAGCTGTAGCGACGGACAACATAACGAGGTTACGGGCCGGAACCCATTCGTGCGCGTATTCAGCACCCTCTTCACCACCCGCAACGGTTGCGTCACTTTGCAGTAACGGGCTGTCAGCAGGATCATAAATCGGAATAGGGAAAAACACCAACGGTACGTTCAACGCTTGAGCGACCCGCTTAACGGCTTCTACTTCTGGACCTTCTGCACGGGAACCATAAAGGAAATGGATAAGCGTAACGTTCGCACCTTCGCGAACCATCTTAGTCGCAGCTACAACGCTGTCTAATCCACCGCTGCACACAACCAGTGCGCGACCTTCCCATTCCATATCCGGCCCGCCCATAGGGGTGTTGATAAGGTCTTTACCGCGCATACAGATAAAGTCACCCGACCCGGACTTGCCGTAAGCGTGGACCGTATAAGGTTCGATCATTTTGATGGCGCGGTGCTTGTACCCGTAAGGAAGCATGTTCTCCTGGCTTGCAAAGAAGTAACCAGCTTCGCATTCCATTACCCAAATAGGTCTATAGTTGCACGCGGTGAGGATGTAATCAGGGAACCCTGTGTGGTACGCCAGAATCGCGTAACTTCCTTTTAACGCACGGATAGTATCATAAAACTTGCTAAACATCTCGTCCAGCGTGGTTGGCGTACCCATAGCCGCTAACACTTCCACGATCGCAGCACTGTCGATACTTGTGGTTACACTAGCCGCCCAGTCCTGGTGTGGTTTACGCAACTCTTTGTCGTTAGCGATCGTGCCGTTATGGACAATGTGCCATCCGTTAAGGCTGTAGGGTTGTTGATCGTCAATATGCTTTTCCAGAACGTATTCCGTTGTCGGTTCTGCACGGGTATTACCGATCATAACTTTAAGGTTATCAACCTTACCAGGATTAAAGAAAGAATCGATTTCAGGCATGTAAGGGCCAATCGTTTCTTTGTCGTTATGCTTGAAGGTGTGCGTGCGCTGGTTGTTGGTCTGCATAACCACACCTACGCCGTCGCGCCCACGGTCGAACGCGTTGCGCACAAGATCGGTCAACGGGCGACGGTTGCGATGATAACCGGTCAGGTTGTCTTTAAGTAAAGCACCAAAGATTGAGCACATGTTATTTCTCCAGACGCATGTTCACGGTAATTGCAACGATATCCACTTTACCTACAGCTTCAACCGTAACTTGCTCGATCTCAACTTCACAAAAGATATCGTCGGCTTGTGCAGCTTTGATCGCATCGTTGAGAAGTTTCACAGCAGCAGTGATGTTAGTCACGTGTGCATACTTATCTGCGTTTGTCATCATTCAACTCCTAAGTATTTATGGATTTGAAGCTGTAAGATGTAATTATGCTTCTTACAGCTCCCCAGTACAGCCTTAATGTTGCGCTCGTTCTTTACAGGATCCTGCTCGTCCATGGGTTGCAGGTAGATCGGTTTGTCATACCCTACCGGTGGACGTGCGAGATACGGTTTAATGCTACGCTGTAAAGCCTCGATAGGCAAACCATCTTCTTCACGGATGCTATCTGCTTGCATGACGTATTTAAAGCAGTCAGCACGCTGAGCAATGCTTTCGTGGATCTTTGGACCTTTAGGACTGCACACCACTGTGACTCGGCTATTATTAAACGCAGGCTCAAACGCGCCATACTCCCCGATAGGGATATATTGCTTAAGCACGTCCGGTACAGGTAGTGTCCCATTGGTTTCGATCTGTACCCTGAAATCGTTCTCAGTAAGCTCCATGATGAGATCGTCCAGTTTTTGCCGAAAAGGTTCGCCACCAGTAATAACGACCAGATCGCAGTTGTTACCGTCTTTGATACGTTCGCTGTTTACCAGCTTTACAATATCCTCGACGTAATAACGGGTCCGCCCATTAGTATAAAGAGTGTCGCAACCAGGGCATTGAACGTTGCAACCAGCCAAGCGCACAAATACCGACGCGTGTCCGCAGAAGGGGCCTTCACCCTGTATAGTAGAAAATATAGAATGTACATCCAGAGTTCCATCATCGCGCATGTCCCGCTTTTCAGGAGGTTGTTTATTAAGCCGCATTTGCTGCACCTTTCACTTTAGAAGTTAACGATTTCACTACCATGCCGTAGGCAGGTAACAGGAATACCAGGCTTAAACCCGCTTTGATCACAGTGTCGAATAACGCCATATCTAACCACACTGATGCCAGGAATGGGTCGCTGCTTTTATAGAATGCTACGGAGAAGAATATTAAGCTGTCGATAAGGTTACCCAGCGTCATGGAAGCTGCTGGTGCAGCCCACCACACACAGCGCTTGCGCAGGCGGTTAAACACGGCTATGTCGGTAAGCTGACCCACTGCATAGGCTGCAAAGCTAGCGAGCGCTATGCGAAGCACAAGCGGGTTAATTTCGCCCAATGTGGTTAACCCTTGCCACTGCCCGTTATAAAACAAGCTGGACACGACATAGGATATAAATACCACTGGGATGGATACTTTAAAGATTACGGACCGCGCAGGTTTATCACCAAACAAACGGATTGTTAAGTCAGTCGCTAAAAAGATAAACGGAAAGCATAACGCGCCGAAGGTTGTGTGTAGTCCAAAAATGGTTGCGGGGAATTGCGTCAGGTAGTTGGCTAAAACGATTGTGATAACATGGAAAGAAACAAGGAAAGGCATGTAACGGATAGCGAAAGGTTTCATAGTGACCTCGGAGTTTACCGGGGGCGTTATTACCCCCGGTGGTGTGACCGATTAAAGCAGGGTGTTACTCAGCGGGTGCAGCAGGTGCAGGTACTGGATCGCTCACTGGTTGACCAGCTTCAACAGTTTTGCCTGCTGCCGCGACAGAAGCCGCTGCTTCGGCTACTTCTTTAGGCAGTGGGACGCTCACGCGACCTTCGACACCGTTGAATTTCTTCCAGCGTGCGTATTCGGCGCGAACGTTACCTTCGTTCAGACCGGCAGCTTCAGCAGCCTGGATCACGTAGCTGATCGGTGCAGGCGAACCCAGTTTAGCGGAAATCGCATCACACAGTTCCCACGCTTTACCGCACAGGGTATCAGGTTTCGGACGACGCACGCCGTTCTGCTCAGGCATCGCGTTCGCTTCGCGCTCAGCGTCACGCTTAGCTTTGGCGTCAGCTTTTTCCTGCTCTTTCAGCGCTTTCTTATTAGCTTTATCAGCCGCTTTTGCGCCTTCGACTTTGGTTTTCAGACCCTTCACGTTAGTTTCCAGGTTGTCCACCAGCGTCTGCGAACTTGCGACGGCCTGTTTCAGGTTTTCGTCGTCTTTAACTTTACCAGCGGACTTTTTAATGTCCTTCAGGATCAGCTTAGCACGCTTAACGGACTCGCCGCCTTCCAGCATTGCTTTCTGGACATCTTCCAGAGTGGAGGTTTCGGTCAGACCGCCGATCAGGGTATTGGTGCCGTTCACTTCGGTCTGCAGATCGCCGTAACGGGTAGTGACTTCAGTCGTTGCGGTTTGCAGCTTTTGCGCTTGCGCATCGATTTTGTCCTGCTCTTTACGTGCAGCAGCTTGTGCAGCGGCTTCAGCGGCAGCCTGCTGCTCAGGGGTTGCAACAGGAATGCCTGCAACAGTCTGAGGTTCTTTTTTAGCGGTAGCTGGTTTGTTTTCTTTCTTGGCAGTCATTTCACTTCTCCAGTCGGGTTAATTTGCGTAGACAGTTTATCTAACAAGTGTTGCTAAAGTTAGCAGCATCTGAGTTGATGTGCAATAGGTTATTTGCTGATAATTAGACAGTGATTAAACAATACCTTTGTTTAGCTGCCACTTACCCAGCTCATTAGAGGAGCTTGTTTTCTTAATACCCTCAGCCTCAAGTACGTTCATCACTTCTCTGCGTACCTTTAACACAGCAGACTTATCCATTGGTGAACCAGCCGCTAACCACAATTCGTCTGCTTTGGTCCAAATGGTGTCGCGCACGCTACCTGTACGGGGTGCAGCAGGTTGGCCAGTGTCAGTGCGACGTGTTACCGCTGTTTCCTCCACCGCCTCAAATGCGGGCTGCACTGGTGGGGCAAAATCGGTTGTAACTTCTCCCGATACAATTGCAGATTCGCGTTCGGGTTTTGCTGGTATTTTGAATCCGTCCCATAGGGTCTGTTCTTGAGACGGTACATTTGAGCCAGGGACATACGTGCATCGTCCCTGAAGATCGTTCTCAAGACACCAATCACACTGCTTGCCCACTTCATAAGGGCTAAGCTCTGTTTCTGGTATCTCGTTAAGGTAATCCAGGACGACTTTTTGCGCCGCTGCACTGTCATACAGTACCCCCATTTTGTTACCGGTAAGATTGATATAAAGAAGCTGGAACTCAAGATCCGTTAAGTTCTCAAGCGCGTAAGCTTCCAGCGGCATCACTACCTGCGACTCGCTGCACATAATAACACCGAGTTCAGACAGTACTGCAAAGTTAGGATGTTTGGCAATAACCTTCATCCCATCCATATCGATTAGGATGTGTTGCATATTAGTAACCCCCAGCGTTCGGTAAACCGTGGCGAGCTCTCATTTTGTTGATAGTATCACGCACAGCTTCTTTGTTTAACTCACCAGACACATGTTGCACGATTTCGGCACGCTTTTCTTTGTACGCTTTATAATGTTTAACGAAGTCGGTAGCGTCTTCGTTATGCAGCGTAAGCACAGTACCGTGATTAGTATAAACGACACAGCTCTTCGAATGCATACCGACATCATTTACCTGCAAATCAATCCAGCTAATATTATCGAGGTCTATCAGCTTAGTGTGGTTATGGACAATATATTCATAATACATGGCGTGTCTCCTGTTGCTATAAAAAGTTAACGCGCCAACAATAGCGCGTTTTATATTTAAATGCAATTAAAAAGGTACGTCGGGGTCAGGCAACTTTTGTTTCGGAGGTTCAGCGATAAAACTAAACCCGCCAGGAGTCTGTTTACTCCCTACACGAGTACCGTCCGCTTTAACGGTCTGTGTTTCGATCTCTATAGCTTGTGGTGGTTCCTTACCGAACGCGCTACCGTCATAACAGTATGCAGTAATCTCGGGCCACTTGCGGTTAATCCAGACCCTTAAGTGTGTCGGGCGTTTGATCTCGTGCGTTATTTCTAACGCCTCGTCCACAGTCGCAGGGAACGGATAAGAACTCCTGTTAACCCACCAGCTCAGCGCCTTACGTAAAGCATAACCCGGTTCATAACCGATGCAAACGTAGTCGTAATAGACTCGCGATCCGCAGTAATAAGCAACCTTTAAAGAATTAACCGGTTGGCCAGTTTTCTTATCTATCTTGCTATGCAGGTTATATACAACAGTATCCACACGATAAACTTCTTCTACCGGTACGTCTTCCTTCACCAGAGCTTCTTCGCTAGCCATGTGCTTCAACTTACTTTCGAACAGAAACTCATAACCACACCAGCCAGCGGGCGGTTTACCCGGTGGTGCAACACCTCCACAGTAACGAACGCTCGCATGGTTGTAACTCTGGCAGCTAGGGCACTCCTTAACAGGAGCTGTACCTTTCCCTTTACCGCGCTTCTTAGGAATAACAGGGTCGTTGATCTGTCCTAAACGACGCGTATTGCCCCCAAAATCGAGCACCAGGCAGTTTTGTTTATGGCTTGCACTAATGGCCTCTAAGCGACCCTGCGTCGTGCTAAGGTCGAACCCGTCGGCGTAGCATGGGCGTGTACCGCGACCCAGGATCTGCACCCATAAGCCCGGTGAAGTCGTAGGACGCAACACAACGATTAAATCCAGCCCAGGGTGATCAAAGCCTGTAGTAAGGACGTTATTGTTTGCAAGTGCTCTGAGTTCACCTGACTTAAAACGTGACAGAAGTGTGTCTCGTTCTTCATCTGAGATCTTACTATGCACCGCTCCGCACTCAATGCCAAATTCTGTAAGCATAGCAGCGACATCATTAGTATGATCAACACCAGAGCAAAAGATGAGCCAACTCTGACGCTCCGCACCCAGCTCCATAGCTTCAAGCAAAGCTTTGCGCGTAAGATTGTCTTTATTGACAGCATTTGCAAGTTCCCCTATTTTTAGTTCCCCGCCAGACATACCAACACCAGATATATCGTACTCGAACGTTGTGCGCTTCGGTACAGGAGGTAACAGGTAACCTTCCTGAATGAACCAGTTAAACGCTTCGGCCGTTGTCAAGTCGATACAGATATCCGTGAACAGACCACCTTCCTCCGTGAGCATACCTTGCCCTAATCGGTAACCTGTTGCAGTGAGCCCAACAACTTTAAGATATGGGTTAACTTCCTTAAGCGCTTTGATAAACTTCTGGTAGTTGGTTTTGTCGTTCGGGGACAACAGGTGCGCTTCATCAATAAGAATAATACTGATGCTACCAAATATCGCAGCCTTTTTAGCAACGGACTGAATACCCGCAAAGGTGATCATGTTAAATGCTTCTTTACGGTTCAGACCTGCACTGTAGATACCGGCAGGAGCCTCCGGCCAGTGCATGTGTAACTTTTCATAGTTCTGCGAGATCAGTTCTTTAACGTGCGTTAACATCATTACCCGTTGGCCAGGATACCATTCGTATAGCAGTTTAAGGAAACCCGCTATGACAAGTGACTTCCCGGTCCCGGTAGGTAACAGCACCAAAGGGTTTCCGGAATTTGATTTAAGCTTCTCGAAGTATCGAAATATGCTGTAGACCGACTCTAACTGATAATCACGTAGTTGCATTATTTATCCCCGTAATACCATGCACGGCTATACTGAGGGCACGCCAGTTCTTGTCTTTCCTTATCGATAACGACAGGGTAACTCATAGGGTCAACACTCTGCCCATATGTACAGTACCATTTACCGTCTTCGTTTGGTTTGGAATATGAGCAGGTTCGGCAGTTGATAACCGGTGCGTAACCGCTATGACAGGTTTTATTGTGGTCACACCACTTGCACTTATAGAAAGATCCATCCTCGCTAATACCTTTAGGAGGTTCGTCCATGAATACAATCTTGATACCCCTGTCGACATACATGTCCGCATACTCAGGTTCAAGGTTTATAATTTCTGCGTACAGTTCATCCGTGTTTTTATTTACAGCGATGTATAAACCAACAGGGATCATGTTGAAACGCTTGTACACCTGCATCTGTGTAAAGTGTTCACCTTTACTGATTCGCATCCCTTCTTTGACAAGCTTATCGAATGATTTCTGGTTATGGGTTTTCATTTCCACAAGACAAGCTTGTCCCGCTGGAAGGTCTGGGCAACCGATAACCACACCATCTATGGCACTACCAAAGTGACCGTTCGCATAACTTACACGGAACTGTTTCCCGTTTGCATCCTGCTGGTAAACCTGCATACCCGCCGCCATTAACAGCGCCATAAACCGCGCTTCTTCTAAGTGCCCACGGTTGAACAGTCTTATCGTTTTAGCGTTGTGGACAGGTTTACTAGCCCACCGCCAGCCGTAGAATAGTTTACGGGTACATTCCTCCCCGATCATGCTTACGCCGAGGTGTGAACGGAATCCACCCTCGTCTGTTCTGTAAGCATCATCCATTGTCGGAATCACTTTACCTAATATACCCCTGTAAGCAGAACCCTGATCCCTTTCAAGGGCATCGTTTATCGCTTCCAGTGTCTTTGTCGCAAGCCGCACACCCATAATGTCTCCTTAGAAAAATATAGCGCCCTTAGGCGCTATATGGGTTACCGATGTAACATTCAGCTTACTGCTGAGCGGCTGGTGCTGCTGCCTGCATCCAAGGCGGTGTAGCTGCCTGGGCTGGGTGTGCCGGTTCCTGTGGCGCTGCCTGCTGCTGTGGTACTGCCTGCTGTACAGCAGGCAGTACCACAGCAGCAGGCAGCGCCACAGGAACCGGGCAGGCAGCAGCACCCTTGGATGCAGGCAGCAGCACCAGCCGCTCAGCAGTAAGCTGAATGTTACATCGGTAACCCATATAGCGCCCTTAGGCGCTATATGGGTTACCGATGTAACATTCAGCTTACTGCTGAGCGGCTGGTGCTGCTGCCTGCATCCAAGGCGGTGTAGCTGCCTGGGCTGGGTGTGCCGGTTCCTGTGGCGCTGCCTGCTGCTGTGGTACTGCCTGCTGTACAGCAGCGGATGGATCAATTACCTGCTGCGCCCACGGTTGTGCGATAGGCTGCTGTGGCTGCTGTTGCACTTCCTGTGGCTGCTGTACCGGTGCAGGTTGCTGTGCCACCTGTGGGGCTTGCTGCTGTACTGGTTGCTGCTGAGGTTGCTGGTATACAGGCTGCTGCTCGATAGGCGCCTGCTGTTGCACAGGTGCGGCCCACGGCTGCTGGACAGGCGCTTGCTGCTCAACCGGTGCTTGTGGCTGGATCGGTTGCTGTACCGGAGCCTGCTGCACTGGTGCTTGAACTGGCGCTTGCTGCTGTGGAGCAGGCTGCTGTGGTGCTGCCCAAGGTTGAGCAGGTGCCTGCTGCTGGATCGGAGCAACAGGTGGAGTGAACGGTGCTGGGGCACCTGCACCTGGCGCACCGAACGCTGGAGCTGCGGCAGCACCTGCGCCATAAGCTTCATCGCACAGTTTGATGTTTTCGGTAACAGGTTTGAAACCGTTCACGTCGTTAGATGCATCGTAATCACCAGACGCAGGACGCACTTTCAGTTTGACCAGCAGTGGGCGACCGTGCAACTGTTGCGTATCTTCGAACTGCATAACACCGATCGCGTGACAGATCGCTGACAGGTCTTTGAAAGCGTATTCGCGCGTTTCAGCGTTTGCGTTTTCAACGTTCAGACGGATATACGTCTTTTTACCGTTGAACTTACCGTCGATCAGTGAAACGCGCAGCTCCAGGTAACGACCTTTACCGTCACGGGTTGCTTTCATTTCGGATTGGTCGATCTGCCCTTTGTACCAGCCAGCAGGGAACACGATAGACGCGTCGGACGGTTCAACGTTGGCAGCGTTGAAAGAAAAACCAGCCATCATTAATGCTAAAGACATAACGTTATGCTCCTAAGATTTTAGAAAAAATAGAACCGAGGTGTGGATATTCAACTGGCGCCAGTCGTCCACTACGGTCTTTTGCGTCGTACTGGAAATCGGGCTGCGTTTGCAGGAAACGATATTCAGTACCACTTGCAGGATCCTTGTTAACACCGAGGCGTAATACTGCATCGAAGTAATAAGGTAACTGCGGGCCAAGTTTGCTGCCCGGCATTGACGGACCATAACTTGTACGTCCGGTGGTATCATCCTTCGTTAACTCTTCCTTAGCAAGCATAACCACATTCTTGCCAGGCAGGTCACGGAAAGATTTAATCACCATTAACATCTTTTCAATCAGCTCGCCGTAAGCTTGACGCGGGTCTTTAACCTGCTTCTTAGCGTTAGCAAGCACCACTTCACCGATTTCGGTAATGCTGTCGGTGACAACAGTTCCGTATGCGTTAGGGTTACCAACGCACCAGTTATACATCTCCGTCAGGTCATCTACAGTGCGGATTTGTGCAACTGGGATATCGTAACAGATGCCCGGTATACCTACTCCGTGGATCCGTTCGATGTTAGCTTTGTTTAGCGACAACAGACCAGATTCTGCACTAAGAATAATCGGACCCGGTGCAGTAGCTGCAAGCATGGTTTTACCCATACCAGAGCGACCGTAGATAATCGCTTTAACGCCATTTGTTGCTGACGCTTGTGTGGTGGTAGTCCAAGCAACCATTATATTGGCTCCTGTTAAGATGGACTGCTAGTGTACAAAAGATTAAACTTGATTGCACACGCTTATACTATATCAGTTTCAGAACGAATACTTACAAACAACGGGAAACGCAGTTTATCTTTGACGCCTTTCGGAAAATGCTTGTACTTTATTGTCTGGTCAATTAACGCAGATTGGTTCTCAAAGTAAAAGCGACGGTCCGCGTGGGTCATGCTACCCGGTCCAACTTCAATTTCGCGACCGCTTTTAACATCCACACAAACTAAACTGCCCACCATCCCGTTCGGTATCATATTCGCCTGGTGCGTACTACGGAAAGTATGCCCCAGCTCGTTCGTTTGCGCTTCGTTCCCATTGGTAACACCTTCAACGATGCTTTTAACAACCGCATCTTCTTCGATGAAACGTTTGAGGCGTAAGTATGCACCTTCTCGAACTGTGCAACGACCTTGCTTATTCTTCCCGTCCAGTTTACGAACGATCATACCTTCGTAACCCATTTCTAACCATGTGGTTTCCCACTCTTCCAGCTCTTCCCTGCTATTAACAATGTACAGAGGAACAACCTTAATGTCCAGCATCTCACCGTTTTGATGTTGACTGTCGACATATTCCTTAAGCTGCACATAACGCTGTTCATACGGGGTGTTTTGCATGTGCTCCGTGCAGATATCGAACACGTGCCACGTTAAAGTCGGTTCCCCTTCAATAGTACCGGTTGCACTGCTGGTACGTCTGCAAAGATCTGCATCCGTTTCTTCACCTGCTGCAAACTCCCCATCGAAACCGCTATAGCACATCTTGCTATAGACTTCCGTCATGTACTTATTTTTAAAACGCTTCATGGAACGAGCAAACAAAAGCCCGTCCACATTCAGCCCACGCACACCGTCGATCTTAGGCAGCACTGCGACAGGATATTCTAATTTATCCAAATCCACATCGCAGGCTAAGTGTGGTTTAAAAGGCATATCAATCTCCAAGATTTGCTAGTTTAGAGAAGCGCTGAAATATACCATGCATACGGGATAGATAATCGCTTCTAACCTGTGCTTCTGAGGTACGCAGGCTTTCCTTTTTGCCTGCGTCTTCCGCTTTTCTTTTCGCTATCGCTGGTTGTATCATTTCCTTTTGAGCCAGCTGGATCTTTGCTAATTCCACCAACTTACCTTTCGTCGGTTTTTCAAAATACTTACTACGTGCAGTAAGCATCTCCTTGTAAGCACGCCTATCACATTTGCGCTGCGCACGGGACCGACTATCCTTTTGCCCGCTATGCCCTTTCACGTGCCGAAACTCAAGGCGCAACCTGTACTTGTCAGCAATGGATTTTATCCACTCTTTAACTTCCAACTTCTTACCACATGCGGTACTTTCGTTCCGGTTACCTAGAACGTTTACAGCTTCGATAAAATCATTTTGAATCAGGATATAGTCGCCGGGTTTTGCAATACCGGATTCCATCGCGTGATACAAACCTCGTGCTATACCGACATATTCTGCTTCGTTGCTGCCTGGTATGTCACTAAGGGGGCCACCAAACTCTGAACGGCCTCTATCCGAGGCCACCCAAACACCATATCCGGACGCACCTGTCTGGTGGCAATAACTTGCGTCCGTCACGATGGTAACCCGCATTAACCTTTACCCGGTTTTGCTTGAGTAATGGTGAGCTGTACAGAACCGGGTTTAGTTGATACGCACTGATTGAAGATTGCTAAAGCGTTCCCTTGCAGTTTGCGGTAAGCGGCTGTCACTAGCGACGGTTTAAAGCTTACCAGCTCGCTGGTGTCGACCCCTAAGTCGTAGAGATCTTTGGTGACAGCAGCGTACACAGCAGGGTCAATGTCACGTGTGTAGCTCTGCACAGCCTTAATTTCGCTACCTTCGAAGATGGTCTTGTTAGTACCTTCTGTAATGGTAGGGAAGAAGTGTCTGGTGATGCGGTCACGCATAGCACGTTCACGCGCCTGCACAGATTGGAGTTCCTGCTTCAGGTTATACCATGCAACCAGATCTTCCATTGTTACTTTATCTTCAGGGACTTGTACCATTTCCGTTTTCCTCTTTGTTTAACCTGTCCCTATACTAGCAGACAGGTTATAGAAGTAAAGTTAATCTTAACGTCCTACACCCGGACGGTATGGCATAGGTGGATTTTTACGCGTCTCTTCAAGAATTCGTTCACGCTCGTGTAACATGGTTGCGTAATTAACCACACTTGCCCAGTCGGCGTCGGCGATAGCTTGCTGCAAACCAGAAACCAGATTTGTATGATGACAGGTTTTCCAGTTCTCACCTTGTAACGGTGCCTGCTCGTCAAACTTTAAATATGCTTTAGTTTGCAGTAAGCGTAAGGCACTGGTGAAGTCCGCGCAAAAGTCCTTTGTACCCCGTGGGGAAGCTGCCGGTGGTGCCGGTGGTACGGCTTTGAGCAGGTCGTCCGTGTGTGGTGGTTGTACCTGCACACCCGCGCACCCTACATTTTCACCCTGCTTATCGGCGCGAGCAACCTGTGCTTCGTCGCTGTATGTGCCGGACTTGTGACGTGCTTTGTCGCCGGTTAACAGTTTGTCAACGTTGTGCGCCATAAGCTGCATTTTGCTGACGTTAAGGAGCTGTGCCATTGCTTCCAGGTAGAACAGGATATCACCCAGCTCTTCAACGACGTTTTCTTTATCCAGTTCTTTACCAAAGAACACATGCTTTTTGATAGCGTCAACCAGCTCACCGGCTTCGCCAGCGATGCCCATTACTGCATGGAGTAGCATCATGCTCTGATTGTTGTCTTTCTTAAACAACTTCTCGACCATGTCGCGGTGGGAACCTGCAACAATAACACCGGTAGAACTGTTCTTGTCTGTACTTGCTACAAGAACGCCAGCGATTTTACGGTCGATGGTCACACGGATATCATTTCCGATATCATATTTGGTGGTAGGTAACATTTTATTTCCTTAGGCTGCTGAGCCGTTCATTTTGATGTACTCGGTAGCGTGGTCTTTAAAGTACAGCAGGAAATCTTCAATAGACATCTCTGCACGCACAGGACGCACGGGTTCACTAGACAGTAAGCGCAATGGGTGTACGTAACAGAGCACCTTCCATTTCTGCTTATTCTGTCTGTATATTAATACGGGGAATTTCTTTACTTCGCAAGCACTAACTTCGCACTGACGCCACCATGTGTTGATGGACAGTGCTTCCTGCCTTTTTACTTCGATAGCAAAATGACAGGTGTTAGTAATATCACAACCGCCAACAGCTGACTGGTTTTGGTTGCGCTGTGCAATGGGTTTAGCTGGGAAAGTAAGTCCAAGGTGCTCGTAGACCGCTGCATACACCTTGTTAAGCATGTCGCAGACATCTCGCTCACCTGTTTGGCCTTTGGTGCGGACGTTAATGGATGCCATTAATACAACTCCTGTTTAGTAATGTGGTTATTATAAACAGGATTGCATTTAGATGTAAAGAAGGGGTGCAGTGTGCGCCAACGAGACCCGCCAAGATACCTACCACCAGATAGACTTAGCGCACACTGCAATTTGGAAGGTCTAACGCGACTCTAGTGATGCCCCGGCAAGCCAAAACATTACTCACTCTCGGTACGCGTTAGACCAATATGGCGGATAGTACAGGATTCGAACCTGTGGAGCGTTTCCACTCTCCTGCTTAGCAAGCAGGCGCCTTAAACCTCTCGACCAACTATCCAAAATTGATTAGGGTGCTGGGTGCCTCCCAGTGATGCCATCAAGCAGCAAAAATACATCCGGGCCTCTGTTAAACACTGCTTCCCGTCTACGCATAGTAGCATTCACCCTAAATTCTTATTGGCGCAGATGTAAGCCCGCTTCAAGCTTAAGCAGTTCGCGAAACTGCTACCACCTGTACCTACATCTGCCCGATAAGAACTTTTTGAAGTAGCGTGCCCTCGGGGAAGGGCACACCTCTTCTTGCTACATACCTACTTTGCCAAAGGGCTTCAGTATGCACCCGTTACAGCGGGAAGAAACCGCGCCCTGTAAGGCGCAACAACCTGCATTTTTGTGCGATTCATGTGCTTGTTATCGCCCAGACTATATGTATTGTCTTGCCCGATCTGGGACGGGAGTCTGGCACCTCACATTTCTGTAATCCTTGCGGGTTACTCCATGTTGCTTACCAGCTTTGTTACGCTTAAATATAGGGTGATGTTAGCTTGATTGCAACAGTTTAAAAAACAGACCGTCAACAATCATTTTATGCTCGTCCTTATAATCCACGCGGATGTCACAACCAAACATGCGTTGCTGCATGGACCCGTTATCGCGGTAGACTTCACTCCACCACGTAGCATTGGAACCCGCTAACAGTTTCACTTCGTTATAAGATTGGGGTGTAAGAGCAATCATAACCACAGTGGGTTCTTGACCTGCGTTAAGAGCACTCTTGCGATGTTCAACAACCGCTACCAGGATAGCGTCGATAAGTTCTTGTCCGTACATTAGAGCCACCATACGATGTAAAAGTAAGCGAAGGCGAATAAGCCAGAGCTGATTAAGCTTAAAATGTAACCCATAGACCCCCCTGTAAGCAATGCATGTAATGTACGACTAAAAATAATTCCATGCAACTGCAAAATAAATGTGGACTATGATGTTAGGTCTGCTATAGTTAACCCATACAAACAAACACGGGGCAACACAAAATGACACTGAACAACTTCAAAAGCAAAATGGTAGTAAGCGACAGCCGCAAAGCAAACGGTGAAGAAGAATTTGGTTATGCTTTCGGAAGCTACCGTATCGTTGAAGAGTTTAACGAAGATACTAAAGAGTTCGGTTACAAGGTCGGTGAAGAGTTCTTTACTGATTACGACGCAGCAGTAAGTGCAGCATACGACCTGTACATGACAGAAAACGTAGCTTAAAACAAAGGGCGCACTCAGCGCCCTTTTTTATTCTTCCCCTTCCCCATCGAACAAAGTATTTATCTGTTCCGTTACGTAATACGCCTTCCCGTTGTAACCCAGCTCCTGGCACTTAGTAGGCAATAGCTCCTTAAACACCCCTAAATCGCACAGGGAGCGAATGGTCTGGTCTATCGCCATGTTAGTACCCCCTTTATGGTTCTTGAAGGCTGCCTTGGCTGCAACGCGGCGGTGTATGTCCGTGCGAGTGATAATCCCCTTCTCGATAAGCCCCCGGTTAACTACCATACTCGTTCCCTTGAAGTAGTTAAGGGTCACACTAACAACACGTCGCATACGGGTGTTATCATCAATACCGATACCACCTTTCTCCCACTCCTCAAACATGATATTCATACCATGCCTAACCACAGTGAGCGCGTATGCTACGTGCCAGTGCTGCACTACCGGTGTAACCCAGTTGTCACTCACAGCTAACAGCGCAGCAAGGCGTAGCACTTTAAGGTGAGCACGGTTCCAGGGCTGACGCACTGCCTCGTCTTTGCTTGCGTTAATAGCGTCATCACACTCATCGTTAAAAGCATCACATATTGCTTCAGCTTCCGGGCTGAATGGTACTTCCACATTCTGGAAACGGGATATCAACGTTAAAGACTGTGTTACAAGGTTGCACAGTGCATCACGCAGCTCCTTGCTCATTTGAGTGGATGCGTTTTTGTTGTACTTAGGACGGTCACCTTCGTAACGAATAACCAGGAAACGAGATAGGAACCCGTCTTCCATCATTTCGCGGGTGAGCGACTCAAAGAAAGTCTCCGGTGTGGACTCGCCCATCAAACTGTAAGCAACACCCGTTACGGACTTAGTGTTCTCATCCTTGTTTGAATACGTCATACCGCCGACGATACTGGATGGACCAGACTTCTGGTAAATGTCAGTAAGGTCGTGCCGTAAACTGCTCATTGGCCCACCCGGTCTGTCGGTTGCCATGTTCTTGATAATCTTGCCCAGCTCACCGTTCAAGTTGATATAGGACTGTCTGTCCGCAAAAGATTTACGCAGCGCAGGTCCGGAGCTGTGTTTATCAAAACTGACAAATGAATCAACCGATGGTATGGATTCGCGTAAGGTTGTGGTTATGTAGGATAACCCGCTGTTCATCGTTTCCTTACCGACACCACTTCGCGCAACTAAAACAGCGTACATATTCAGACCAGACTGTGGAATGTGCCATGCTTTACCGCACACACCAGCAAGGAACCCGAGTGCGGTAATAATCGAGATTTCTTTTACTGGTCTCACTGAGCTGTAATAGATGTACTTTGACAGTTCCCCGGCTAAACCCGGTGGCCAGTCAATGCGCTCAGCTTTGCCCATTTTACCCGGCGCTGTGACAGGTGCTTCGCTGACCGTACCCTGTGCAGGTGTTTCTACAGGGTGTGCGATAGCGTCGCTTAGTGCGCCTTGTGCGTTGTTTAGCTGCATAACGAACTGCTTAGCAACCGCTTCCATATCCGCCTGCGACAATGCTTCCCGCTCCTGTCGAGCACGGATAAGACGCAGCATGTAATCAAGGTGACGATTATTCTTATTTGCCTTTTCGCGTTTGCCCAGACCCGTCATACGGAACATGCGTCGACATTGTTCGTTCGACTTGCTGTAGAACGCTAACATGGACATCAAAGCAAGGTCCGCTTCAGACTGTGACGGGTAACCCATACCAGCCCAGTCGCCATTACACAGAGCATTGTACTTGTCTGCGTTGTCGGCGTCCTGCGCACGTATGTGCAGCTCAAAGTCTTCCTCTACTGGTTCAATCTCCACCAGCTCGATAGCGGAACTCTTTTGCCCGCTACGGATTTCACCAACCAGCGAGCCCAACATCACCTGCTCATTTTGTACCGGTAGCTGCTGCATAACGCGCCCAGTACAAATAATGAAACGTTCCTGGCTGTACACCTCAACCCCGTCACGCTTACACCCTTTACCGATTGCACCTTTAACCCACAGGTGGACACCCTTACCAGAGCGACTTAACTCCGAGTAGGTGTTGAATGCTGCGATGATGGATTCGAAGCGACGTAACTGTTCAGGGCTGGTGTGCTTACGCACGTCAGGCTCATTTTCAGCATCTTTTACATCAAGGTCTATACACGCGAAAGGATCACTTTCGTGCAGTATAAATCCCATATATTTGTTGTAGTACTTAGCGGCAGCTAAAGCGTTCTCGAACGTCATTAGCTTTTGCACATCATGCACGGATACGTCAACCAGCTTGCCTTTAGTCCCGTCCCAAACTAAAGGTCGCTTGTCATCGCCGGCCAGTGCCCAATGTGGATACGCTTTGATTTCCTCAGGGAACTTATCCATCTTTACCAGCCTATTTATAGAAACGGTTTTTAGCTTCTTTTTGCTCCACCCAACGTGCAAGGATGGGTTCCGCCACTTCACGCGGCCAAACGTACATGTAGCCCACTTTAATAAAGTTAGGCATCTGTCCGTTCTCGCGCATGTAACGCAACATGGTGGAGGATACTCCAAAGCGTTCTTTCATTTCGGCTGGTGCGATATAGGCTTTATCGAATTCGATCTGAGCGGTGGTATCTTGGCTCATTGCTGTGCTCCGTGATTGCGGTAGAGTGCTAGCTTACAGCGCACCCCTACCGCATTGCAACTGAATAATAAGGCGGGTTAATCGAAGTCAAATGTAGGCCACGAACCGTCATCGTGCTGGAGGAAAGCGTCACCCTTACTGCGCAGGTGTGCGTCCACTTCCTGTAAAGATTGATACGTATAAGGCGCGATTCTTGCGGGAACAGCGTTTATCGCACGATGCACGGCCAGCTTATAACCACACAGTGCAGTACGCAGCTCACGCACCTGACCTTTGCGCAGTGCCAGCTTGTGCTCCATGCGTTGACCGTCGTGCTTGATGTTAACGAGAAGCTCATACAGGTCTACGAGCTTTGGTTCGATTTTGGAATTGGTTGCAAACTTGTTCAGCTGCTCCAGAATCTCAATCGCTTCTTCCACTTTACCGCACAGAAGCTCATGACGCGGACTGTTGATTGTTTTCGGCATTTCTGATCCTTGTACGCGCCTTAAGCGCGTCTTCGATTGTAAGGTAACCGTAATCACTTATAACACGGTGATTGATACGCACACCGATACGGAAGCCAAAGATTATCGTGTGGTCTGACAGTACCTGATAATAGATACCCTGCACACCTTCAAGTCGTGTCCAGTCACACAGCCTTTGCTTCTCCGGGATAACGTTGTAGTCCGGAAGTTTTCCGTAACGGTGGTAAAAGTACATGGCGAGCTTTTCAGCTACAACAGCGATAGATTCCGTTCTGCGTGGGCCCAGGTTAATGTGCGAACCCGATGGACCGTTGATGCGTGCCCTCCAGACATTATTTTTAAGGAACGCCATAACTCACTCCGCGTAGTAGTATTGTTGCATTGCAATCTGCATCCGGCGAGCACGTTCCTTACGAAATAACTTAAACTCCTTTTCCTTCCTGGGCAAAGTTAGAGCCCAGGCTTCGTTATGCGCACGTTGTTGCAGCGCGTAAAGGTTAATGTGGTTAAGGATCTTGCCCTTGTCCCGCATTAGGTGGAGAGCGTGGTGCTCATAGTAACCAGAGCCCACAAACAGCTTCATGCTGTAAAACTCGTCATGCTTAAAGCTTGCACGACCGACATACAGCCCCACGTAATTACTATCCGCTTTGCAGCGTGCAGCGTACTCGCCACCCTGTTGGTGGATGCGTACACGTTTCCACTCTGGACTGCCAGTGGTAACGATTTCGGCTGTCAAACCAATAAGGGTGCAGCCCTTAACAAAATCTTCAGGTGTCATTTTTACCTCTGAACTTTAAAGGGATATCTCTTAACGAACCGAATTCGTGACGGGCAAAATCGTGTTCGGTTCTGTTACTAATCAACCACAGAGTGCCAGCCGACTGAATCAGGTTACCGTGTTCGTCATATTCCTCGCGACGTCCAGACTCAAGGTTATCGTACACACCAGGCGGGATACCGATTTTACGTGTCGTCATGTTAGCTCCCGTAAACGATGTCAATGATGCAATCACGCAGGGTAGGGAACAGGCGGGACTGAGTACCGGTTACATAGTGGCAGTACCACGCACGGGCAGTACCTGCTTGCACCTTGTGGATAAAGTAAACGTTCTTACCAGTAGTAACAGAACGGTCACCAGTGTTGCGGTTGAAGTTTACTTTGTAGCTCGGAGTGAATTTAGTAGTCATTACACACCTGCCACAGAAACGATTGCCCACAGTACCAGCACGGTGCAGCTTACGCTGAAACCGATTACCAGATACCAGGCATTAGAACGATAGTTGTTGGACATGGCGGATCTCCTTAAACATACGCAGCAACATTACCGCGTATGTTTAATGTAAGATACTGGAGGGGTTCTTGCAACTGAATATAATTGATATTATGGATGGATAAGGATAACGTAGACGGGGATGGTCTGGTCGCGGTACGCACGGCGACGGGTAAGAGGTTCCCTGCTAACACCCCCGCGCACCCGGTACTTACGGCCATTGGTGCTAAGCTGATTGATCTGCATCACGTAATGCTGGATAGTTTCAGCTTTAAGGCGCATGTCGCGAGGAATAAACGTCATCGCTTCACCCCTCACCTCAAGCAATAACAACCATGTCGCTAGCTGGTGCAGGTGGTTCGGGAGATTAGATATCACAGTGTCACCACCAGATACAGTATGACCGATACAATGGTCGCCAGCAGACACACTACGATGTTACTACGTAATAACATATTACGTGCGGCAGTAAACTGGTCTATCCACTCAAAGTTTCTGTCAATGAGCTCAGGGTCGTTCCACATGCGGATAATGGATACGATGTTGCAGGCTGCGTTTGCTGCTACCAGTACGGACACCAGTAGCAGCAGGTAAAGTACAAAATAGGAGATTATCATTATTCACTCCACGGGGTAAGCTTAACGACTTTTGTCTCCACAGCTTTGATACACTGTGACCCGGCCAACTGATCGTTGAACTTACGAGCAACAACCTTCTCGTTATGGAAAACGGTTGCGTCGTGGATGCTGTCCACCCAGCTGATGACCTCACGAGTTGGCGCAAAACCAGCACTTGAGATTGCGTGCTTAGCGAAGCGACCATCCTCGTTGATAAAAACGAACCCTTGACGTTCCATATGGACCTCACTTTAGTTGATGGTAGTAGTGTCTTAACTTGCTAGCGAGCAGTTTATGACGTTTCGCTACACCCATGCAAACGTGATGTTCCGTTGCGAGTATTGGACGTTCTGGATAGGTATAAGTTTCAAAGTGCTGCACAGCTTTACGAATAGCGCAGTTCAGAGCAATCTCTGTAATCTTATCCGCACTTTCCATCTCGCGCTTCAATCGCTGTAACATTTTCATAAGCGCACCAGTACATAGTCGTTAATCACTGCACCCAGGCGACCCACACCACCCCACCATGTGACATAGCACAGCTTAACCACATGTGACGGGTCGTAGAGCTGCACCTCTGTAACGTGGATGTAAGCGTTATGCGGTGGACTCCACACTACGTCGCCTCTTTTCACGTGCTGCACACGCGTAAGTTTGTGACGCGGTTTGTTAGTCATCGTGCTTCACCAACCAGTAGACATTAGGATCAGCAGGGTTACCGACCTGGATGTGTTTACCCAGTAGGGTGGCATCGTTGTACTGTGCATCCAACAGTAAACCAGTGTGCTTTTCCATCTGTTCCTTGCTGGGTAGACCGGTCCAAGCGTGGACAAAGTCCTCACCGCTACGGTTTTCAAAGTTCGAAGTCCACAACACGTACACGGGCGGCGCTTCAAGTGGACGCAGTTCAGCCGCTGCACTAAGCAGTGCTTGCGCAATCCTTACAGCGTGATCAGCACTAGCACAAAAGATAGTGTCCTCATCGTCGTCAATAGCGATGTAAGGTTCACACTTTACAGGCGACATACCATTCAGACAGATGCGGTTCGTTAAGGTAACGTCAACCGAATCAACATTCCACTTTTTATCCAGGACCGGATTTTTAGCATCAAAGTTCATTTGGACTCTCCAAAACACAGTTCAACTTGTGCAAGTATATTACGATAGCTTTCACCGCCTAGCGATATGATTTGGTCCTTAAGGTTATCCACATCACGTTTCATTGCTATCAACTGCATAAACTTCAAAGACACCAGCTTAGCGTCAACATCTTCTTTGGACCGGTAAAGCACATCATCTTTGCGTACAAACTGCGCACGGAAGGTATTACGGAAACCTTCAGCGTCGCGCCAAATAAGCAACGCACCGCATTCTGTGTAATAACCGAAATTGAATGGGCCGAATACCTTGTCGCCGTTACGGATAACCCAGCATTCTTCACCGCGCTGGTAGTGGTGCTCCCAGTTGACACGGATCTTGGCTTGCTTAGTGTGGTCAGCGTACACCAGGCGCATATGCTTCAGCCCGCGTTTCATAACTTGCGACCTGCGTACATTTCAACAGCTTTAACGCAAGCAGCATAAGCTTCAGACTGTTCCCACGCCCATTGAAGCATCTCGTCTGACTGTTTCATGTCCGAGGATCTTTGATAACCTTCGACGAATGCTTTGCGTGCAGTGTCAACGATCGCCAGCAAACCCGCCTGCACCAGCTCTTGACCCTGGCTCAAAGGCAATGGAACCTGCTCGCTCATAAACTGCGCACGCACCTTGCGGAACTCACCCATGACGTAACCCTGCTGTTTCTTGTTCAGGATTCCTTGGATAGACTGGTGGAACACTGCTTCCATCTGTACTGCAACAGACCGCTCGTTCAGCGGACGGCTATCACGTTGTGGTTTAAAGGTCATGACATCAACTCCCGTAAGATTGACACCGTGGTTTCAGGTAACACGATGTGCGGTGTATTGAACCATTGCGGGCGGACTACCACCTGCGGCGAAATTCGATGTTCAGCTACCTCTGGATTGTACCAGCCAGGATTCCTGCACCCGGTGATAAAGACTGCGTATTGGATAGTGTCGTCCGCATCATACTCACCGATCGCTCGGACCTTTTTGGCGTTACGATAAACTTTAGAGCTTTTGCGAACTAACCGCTCTTCCCATACCCGCTGACAATGCCCAAGGATGTTTTGACCCCATGCGCGACGCACGACCGGTACTGCACTACTGTAGACACGACATTCGTAACGGTATTCGGCAAGCAATGTGGCTAACGGGTAATGACCCCATAACTCCAGGATTTCCTGTCCGAGTGTGCAGCAAGCGATTCGGAGCGAGCGGTCATTCACGTCCTTTGCACCAATCGGACAAACAAGCTGCACACTGTTGTCGAAACCGTAGCGCGACCCGGTATTTTCCTTTAACCACAATTGCGGTTTCCATTCCGTTTGAAACGTTTCTTCAGACACGTCAAACTCTATAACTGTGTTACTGCCAAACTGCTTAATATTGGTTGCAAACATAGGTGTTCCTCCTGCATTTAAGGTAAGACGATTACACATATATGTAAAGGGTACAATTTGATTATTCGTAATGCAGGGATTACATTTTTATGTAACGTGGGGATTGGTCGTTTATAGGTTTTACCCCTTTTACTATAGGCTACCCCCTAAACACCCCTTACAGCAGTGTAATCCCTATAAACCCCTATAAACTATAAGAAAATACGTAAGCGATTACACATATGCAGAGGAGGTATAAACCTGTCTACGAGAAAATGTAACTCGGGGATTACGAATATTGCGTTTTCCGTTCTCTGTCCCCTCCTATAAAACTATAAAAGTCAATAAAATTCTAATAATCTAGTGAATAAACAGGAATATTTAATTAGTTAGTAAGTTATTGTATTTATTAATAATTATATACACCTTATACACTACCATTTCTATGATTAGACAGTTTTACGATCTAGTCGTAGCAGGCTATGTAAAGTTTACGACTAAAATTGCCGATTTTTGCAGAGGGGATTACACGAATTGCAAGCGATATTTTTCGGATGTGAGTGAGGATCTTGATGGGTATATGAGCGGGACTTCAAGGCTAGGAGTTTGCTATAATTGCAGCTAAGGGCAGCACGGGGAATGCTACCCTGTAATCGCGGGGAACGGTTACTGGACAGGTTCGAAGGTTGCGATCACTCTGCCGTTTGCACTGGTAGCAGCGGACAGCTCTTCGTTCCAGTAAAAAGATACGTCGGTATGGCTGTCTATAAGGTATTGGTCGACATCCACAGGGCGCACCTGATAGGTGAATCCTTCCCTGAACGCTATGTCCAGGGTTGAAGTTTTGCAGCGATAAGTACGTTTCATATTATTTCGCTCCGTTCAGTGCGTGGAATTTGCGCCAGCCGTAGAACTCAATTGTGGTGTTGTTCATGTTCCAACCTTTACGCTCGTTAAGTGCTTTCACGTCTGCGATGGTCGGTGCTGCGTTGGTGGTAGCGTAGATTGCATCCAGTTCGTTCCACACATCCGCACACTTACCTTTGCCAGGGCGACGAACACCGTTCTGGATCACAGCAGCAGCTTTCGGTGCTTTGGTGACGCTAGCAGCTTTCGCCACCTGTGGTGCAACTACCGGAGCCTCAACCACTGTGGTTACAACCGGTGCATCCAGTTCAGCTTTCATTGCTTCCAGCTGTGCGCTAGGTTTGGTTGCAGCAGGCTGCGTACCCAGCAGTTTACCTTCAGCTACAGCTTTCGCTTCTTTGATGAAGAAGTAGAAACCCACTTCGTCTTCGCGGATCAGGGTGTCAGCTGCATCACGTGCTGGCTGGCCCAGTTTCGCCAGTGCGCGGCGTGCGTTGGACTTCATGGTGTAACGCTGGATCAGGCTTTCGTTAACTGCTTTCATTGTATATTCCTTCTTGGCGGGTTGGAGTGTCTTGCTTAACTGGTTTTATTATTGCAGACACATCAGATGCCTGCAAGCTATAAAAGCAGTCTTTACAAACTATTTATCACCATGTTGAAGTCTTTGCGAGTCTTGCAATCCGCCAGACGTGCGAACACTGCTTTAGCTTCGTCTGTGTTGGACTGCACTTCGTACACTGCGCATTCTGCTGCGATAGACTTCAGGGTACGCTTACCAATCTGTAAAGCTGCTTTGATGTCATACACTGTGTTGCGGGTTACTGTATCCATTTTGCTTTCCTTTAAGTAGGTGTCTTGTTGCTATGGGTACATAGTAGGACATATCTGATATCGTGTCTTTAGCAAAACGTGCTATTTTATATTTGAATTTAATTGCTATATATAGTTGCAATTACCCATCAGATGTCATACCTTATGTACATACCGCAACACACCGGGGCGGCACATTAAATAAGGAATACATTATGTCTACATACATTGAGTCTGCACTGGATAGCGTAATGGTTGCTGCGTGTGCTGCTATGGTGCTGTCTTCCATCTACCTGTTCTGCACACTGTAAGGGGTACACACCATGCTGCGCACTGTTAACCTGACATCCAACCCTTATTACTATCTGCAATCTGTGCGTGCTGGTGCGCGTGTAGTGGGGCCCGGTGCTATCGTGTTCACCCGCAACCAGCACCTGGAGTTGCACGTGCGCATGACAGGCACAGAGGATGGGCGTGTCCTTATGACGTACCAGTTAGTAGACAACGGTTACCATCTGTATGCACATAGTATTACAGCTAGGACTGTACGCGTGCTAATGGATATGCTCCCTGGACTAGTAGACAGACAACTATCATTGGACTAATAATAACATCATGCAATGATACGCACGCTAATGATAGGCGTGCTTACTATCAGCTCACTGATGATCAGCCACCTGATAGTCACCCGACTAGGGTCATCGACGCCGGGCCGGCAAAAAGTCGGAGCGTCCCTATTTTGCAACTCTACTTCCTTCTCCAATATCGACACCGACCCCACCCACCTTCTTAAATGTGTAATCCCGATTACACGAATGTAAATACGGGAGATCACCCTTGCACATCGACCTTATTCAGTTGTAATATACAGTCCTAGCAGCAATAAACGTCTACAATTCTAATTAAGGAACCACCCTATGAAACGTTCAGTACTCTCTATCCTTGTTCAAACTGCTTACCGTACATCGCTCACCCTGTTAGACAACTTCACCGCACGTGCAGACTACCTGAAGTGTTTAGTGTGGTTACAGGCTAGCGCAGCGCTGTCGGACGATCCTCGTTTCACTTACTACAAGCAGGGTAAGGTGGTAGGTCGTGAACATTTTGACTGGGACTTTGCAGCGGGTCAGACCGCTTACCCTCCTATCGTTAGTGCATTTGGTGGCCGTCCTGGAGGCAAGTCCGTCTTTGCAAAAGCAGCAATGCGGGACTCAGTATTAATGGGTCATTGTGCGATGGAGCACGCTCAACAGATGGATAAGAATGCAAACGGGTTTGACGGTCGGGCTGTGTTCTTTGTAGACGAAGCTATGCATCCAAGCAAGGAGGCGCTTGACCGTTGTGTTGAGCGTATGCGCACCATGCGAATCCTTAAGAACAATCCTTTAAACGCTAAAGAGTTTGACCGGCTGTTCCATGGTGGTGTAGCGGTAACCACAGACACCGGTGTCAAGTGGGAAGACTTTGATCCGGCGCAGACACTGGCTGCTATCCAGGAGTTGCGTGAGCTGGATCCTCAAACAGATTTAGAGCGTCGGCGTCAGGTGTTCCTGGACGGTTTATGGGAGCCTGGGTTCAAGGATGCTTACGAGCAGGAAATGGTCAAGAAAGGCGGTCATTAATGAGTAAAGAAGATGCAAAAGCTTTTCTGTTCCGGCCTAGGAAGCAGGACAGCTTGATCGGTGTGAGTGCTGAAACGATTGACAAGCTGTGTGAAGCTACTGGTATGAATAAGACCGAACTTCTTCACTACGCTTTAGTTCGTATGGCTAATGAATATAACCTTCGCCCTTTGACGGTGGTCGACAAATGAAGGTTGGTCCGTACCGTGGTTTGTTTGCGCGTGTGCAATGGTGTAGCACGGTACAAAAATATGTCGGTCATGTCATTCACCCTGCTCGCACACCTTTCGCTTGCAGGAACGAAGGCTTCATCCCTACAATATTTAAACGAACAGTAGACGAGGTGTTAGATGGGAAACGATAAGAAGCAAAGCTTACAGGACATGCAAGCAATGATGCGTGTCATGAACATGGAAGAAAAAGTTGCGGGGTACGAAAAGCAACTGGATGCCATCGCGCTGGAAGCGGTTAGCAAAGGTGCCTTTGACAAGCTGGCGTTCCTTACTGCTGTTCTGGCCGTTACTGAAAAGATGGGCAACAAGGAAACTTCCAATGCGTAAGCAACCTAAGAAGCCAAACGTTACCGACAAGCAGTTGCAGCAGAACCGGAGCCTTGTTGCTATGTACGGTAAAGAAAAGCTCATGGACGAGCTTAAGGCCGGTATTAAGCGTGAGTGTGCTGGTGTCGTCGCAGTGCATGGCGACGTCGGTTTGCTCGCATTCGTTTCAGCAGCACAGGAAGCGCTGTTGGAGATCTCAACTGAAGCAGCTGAACGGCAGGCTAAACAATGAAAACTCCATCCTTAAAAGAATTACTCGAATCCGAGATGTCGGACATGTATGCTGCGGAAGTTTCACGCGGTACGATAAACGAGGTTCGTGCAAACCTTCTGCAGAAAGAAGCTCTGAAACGTGTCCGTGTTTGTTTCGAGAATGACGCGGATCTTCCATTCCACACAGTCAACATTCCTAAGGAACTGATCTCTAGTCTCGCAGCGCTCCCGCTGATGGATCAGGATGAAGGCACCGAACTCTTGTTAGCTCTCCACGAATGTATTATGCACCAGATGCCTGGGGCTCCAGATGCGTAACGACGGTATTCACCCGGACACGTACCTGCCGATGAAGGCTGAAGACTACGCCAACCAGTTCCGCACGGCGGGTTACAGCCTGTTAGCAACTAACGGACCTAAAACATGGTTCAACCTTGCGGATCCTAAATGTCGCCACTGTGTGCAGGTTTGGGATAAAGACAACGGTGTGGACTCAAGTGTGGTTACAGCACAGATCAGTATCGGTGTGCGTGGTCTTATGGGGGAACTTAAAAGCTGGGAGTTCACTTTACCAAACGGTTCGTTCGGTTCTGCGTTACAGCAGATGGTAAAGCTGGACGAGATTGTTCAACAATGCTTAGGTACGGATGGTAACATCAATGACTGGTCCATCTAACGCCCTAGGTTTGTATATCGTTGGCGCATTATGCGGGGACACTCGACTTAAGAAAGTGTCGAACATGGAAACTTTGTTGTCCCTCCCGGGAAACACATTCCGTGGTATTTATGACGAATGCGACCGTTGCGACTGGACGGGTGTTCTCTACAATGGTGTGTATTACAGCGAAGGAGAGGTGTACTTCGCATCCTTACAACGTGACGAAGGGTATGAAATCCTATTATGATCACACATGTACAGCAGAAAACGATTAATTCGTGCGTAAGTGCCTGTCTTGCGATGTTGAGCGGGAAAGACTTTGACGTCATTTATGACACTTTTCACGAATCCTACATGGCTAACGTGAGCGGTCGCTCCATTAGCTCAGCTTTGCGCCAGTTTGGTATTGATTTCCGTGTTTTAACCAGCGAAGAGAATATGGATCTTCTGCACGGGAAGCTTTATCTCGCGACTGTTCCGAGTTGTAACGGTGTTGCAACTTTTCATCAGGTTATTATCGACTGTACTGGCGTGCGCCCTGTCGTTCTTGACCCTGCAAAGGGCACGGAATTCGGTAGCAGGGGCGAAAGCCGCTATTATGTGTGGCAGAAACACTCAATAGACCTTGAGGGTCAGTACAAAGAGAACGAATATCCACTGTTTTCTTGGATCCTTGACTACGAAATCACACCGAAAGAGGTGCAGCCATGATAGTAGTGGTGACCGGTGGGCGCGATTATAACGACTGTGCGGCGATTACAGCCGCTTTGGACGCTCTCCATACCCAATACCCGATCACCATGCTTTATCACGGCTGTGCCCGAGGGGTCGACACCCTGTGCGGCTTATGGGCAAGCGCACGCGGTGTACCCGTGCGCGAGTTTCCTGCCGACTGGGAAAACTGTGGGCCCCGTGCTGGGTTAATGCGCAATATTGAAATGATTGCTTCAAACCCACGCCCTGTCTACTGTATAGCTTTCCCGGGTGGAACCGGGACCGCACACATGGTGAAACACTGTAAGATTGCTGGTGTACCTGTCTGGCAACCTTACCATCCTAACCCGGAGAACTTATGACCACAATAGCATTTGACGGACGATTCGTTGCAGCGGACCGTGGGCAATGGAGTGATAATATCGTAGAGGAGGGTGCAAAACTCTTTAAGATGGAACCTTCTCCAAGATTCCCGCAAGGTGTTGTCATAACTGTATGTGGTTATGTGGGAGCCGTTGAACCTCTAATCGCCCACATTCTTTATAACGATCCTTTCGATTTTAAAAAATACAACCTCGAACCTTACGAAATAACGGGCTTGCTTTGCTCACACGATGGCGTGTATAAAATTTATGGGGACGGTCGTTTATCACTCACTGACTGTAAGTTTCACGCTAACGGTTCAGGTTTCGCTTTTGCGTTTGGCGCACTAGCTGCCGGAGCAAGTGCAAAGAGAACGGTCGAACTCGCTATGCAGTACACGGACTCCGCTAAGCACGGAGTGGATGTGGTCGACTTACGGGAAATGTTTCCAGATGCTAAATTATATCGTTTATGATGCAGTGGATGGCGCGCAAAAGGTAAGACGCGCCTTCGTATTTAGTGAAGGAATCCGTCATTTCGACATGATCGACGAAGTGATTGACCTTCTGTGTGAAACGCACCAATTAAACGATCTAAACGTGGTAGGCGCGGGCTCAATAGATTTCACAGCTCGTGGTATCGTAACAACGAAAGCTATCACTAACCTTCCACAGATTACATCTTTAGACGAAGACTGTTCAATTGTAATGGGGTCTTTGTACAAAGCTGAAGTTATGCATTAAGATCGTTCACGGCTTAGCACCGCTAATTAATTTGCTTTTATCACCGCCCGCTGTTAGTTTACATCAAACTGAGGAGGTGATATATGGCATTAACCGAGAAGCAATTCCAAGACGCCGCTTCCACGCTCGGCGTGACAACCGCTCATATTAAGGCGTTTGTTGCTGTCGAAGCATCCGGGAACGGGTTCCTTCAGGACGGTCGTCCTAAGATCCTTTTTGAACGCCATGTGTTTTACCGTCTGCTAAAAAGCAAACGCGGTGAAGCTTTTGCGAACGAAATTTCTGCTAACAATTCCGACATCTGTAGCCCTAGCACTGGGGGTTATGCAACTGGTCCAAACTCCGACGCGCGTGGCGTTGCTGAACACAAACGTTTAGCTCGTGCAACCGCAATTGACCGCGAATGTGGCCTGCAGGCTGCTAGCTGGGGTGCAGGTCAGGTAATGGGCGAGAACTGGAAACGGTGTGGTTACGTTTCGCTGCAAGCTTTCGTCAACGCTGCTTATAAGGAACAGGGCCAGCTGGATATGATCGTGGGTTACTTGAAAAGTGATCCTAAGATTATCAAAGCCATGTTGGATAAGAACTGGGATAAGGTTGCGGAGCTGTATAATGGTCGCAACTATGCAGCGAATAACTACCATGTCAAACTCGCAAACGCGTACACTGAGAACGGTGGCAAGTAATAAAGGTCGCTCTGATCTAAGACAGTGCTATGCTGTTACAGGGGAGACCAAAAGTTTCCCCTTGGAAGGAGTGTGTTATGCCGCCAAAAGAACCTGAATGGAGTTGGATCACTCTGTTACTTTTTGCTGGGATCGGATTGCTCGGGGGAGTGATGGGCCATATTATGCGCTCGTTAGATTCCGGACAAAAAGTAACATTCGCTAGGACGGCGTTTGAGGGCTTAGCCGCCCTTTTCTTTAGTATTATCATTGGGCTGATCTGCATGGAAAATAATGTTTCCATGGGCTGGTCAAGCGCTATTATAGGCGTACTATCTTGGTTAGGCGCCAGGACTACACTCAGAGCCTTGCAACCGATCATTTATAATCGGATTGGAATAAAGCCAGAGAGTGGAGATAACGGAAATGACAAACCCAGTACTTGATGTAATGGATTTCGCCAAAAGTAAGACGCGCTTGTTCCTTGAGTATATTTTACTAGCGGCGTTCCTGTCCCTTTGTGGATTTGTTGGCTATCTGCTTATACAGAACGCTAACAAAGATACTGCCATCGCTAAGATGGATACACGGGTGAGCACTCTGCAGAATCAGCAGGACGCTTACAAGGATGCTAATCAGAACCTGGAGAAAAATGTTGCATACCTTCTATTACAGAGGGAAAAAGATTCATCGTCCGTTCTTAAGTTGATGGGTGAGTTTAAACTCTTTACTGAAGGGAACGTCGACCTGCAAAATAAAATCTCGAACCTGGAAAATCAAGATGCGAATGTTAAAAATTATCTTGACACTGCTATTCCTGACGACCTGCGTAGCTTGCTCCAAGAGCCAAACGGAACCGGCGGTAGTGTACCGAACGCAGGAGATAAAGGTCATCCCGAGCAAGGCACTTCTGGGCAGTTGCGAACAGGACCGACCAGCACCAACCCGTTTATTGAAGACCCGGGACCTAGTAACAGACCGAAATAAGTATCGGCTCGCTTTTAACCTTTGTGCTGCAAGGATGCAAAAGGTTATTGACTATTACGAGTGAATTTTTAAAGTCTGTTGCGTTTTAAGTGATTCATTTATATATTCCCTGTAAATGTAACTAAAGGAAACACTCGG